TTCGGCTATACCATCCATAACCTGTGGGGCAAACCTACGAACAGCGAGTTCATTGCGATGATAGCTGACAAGATGCGGCTGGATAAGCGGCAGCGGGTGGGGTAAAAATGCTTCATGGGTATGATATTTCTGATTCCATGATTTCCCAAAATTGGACTGTCATGCCGATAAACATAGCGAAAATAGGTATGGGCGTATGGAATCAGACCGATAAATAGCTTAAATTCAAGGCAATAAATCTCCTGTATTTATTGGGTGTAGTGCCCGATACGTACAGGAGGTTTTGTTTTATGTTTGTGAGAGATGTTGAAATGTTCATTGAGCACTGCGAGAACAAAGGATTAGCTACAAAAACAATTGGAAGCTATGAGCAAACGCTGCGGCTTCTCATGCTATGGCTGGATGAGCAAGGTATCACACAGACCGAAAAAATCACCCACGTGGTCATTCAAGATTATGTAAAACAGATAAAGGAACGTGGAAAGTACACGGTCACAAGCAACCCGAATAGTGGGAACTATCAGGAACGGCGAATAGATTTCGGGAAGAAAGTGTCAGACGTGACCATCAACAATTATCTTCGGAACATGAGTGCTTTCTTTAACTGGTGTGTAGAAGAAGGTCTGATTTTACGTTCGCCAGTCAAGCGTAGAGACTACATCAAGGTGGAACGCCGTCCGCTTGAATTTGTGTCAGATGAAGACTTTCGTAAGTTGCTACGGAACATGAATACGGCCAGCTTCAGCGAATACCGGGATTATATCATCATTCAATTATTACTCGATACGGGTATGCGCATCAATGAGTGTTTGATGATTCAAGTGACAGATGTGAACCTCCCGAAGCGTTATATTTACCTTCCGGCAGAGAACACAAAGGGCAAGAAAGGTCGTCATGTGTTTTTCTCGGACAAGATGGCAACACAGCTCCAACGGTGGATAAAATATAAAGACCGTTATCGTGATAGTGATTTTCTGTTTTGCACCAATAAAGGTAAATTTCTTGAAGTGAGTAATTTTGAGAAGAACGTCCGCAAGTATGCGCAGCGCATCGGACTGAAAGACATTCACCCGCATGTTTTCCGAAACAACTTTGCAAAGCGCTTCCTTATGAGTGGTGGGGATATTTACACACTTAGTAGGTTATTAGGACATAGTAGCGTGACTGTGACAGAACAAGCATATCTGGACATCACTCAAAATGACCTTGCTGAAATGTACCGAAAGCATAGTCCGCTTAGCAAAATTATCTGATTTTTACCCTTCAAATTCTATTCTAGGTTAAACGATTTGCTTCGCCTTGGCATAATTCATCAGTAAGAATATTAAAAGGGGCACGCACACGACCATTTTGGACAGTATTATCCTTTCTGAACAAAATTAGAAAGGAAATCCCTGTCCATGAAAAAATTGCGGAATGAAAAACCAGAACTCTCAAAGAAAAGCTCCTTCTACATAACTAAATACCGCTACTATGAGCTGAAAAACTTTTGCTTGCAGTACCCGGACTGGAAAAAGGCTTTAGAACAAGTCAACGGGTGGGAATCGAGTAGCCACGAGGTTTCTGGAATTATAAGAGGAAGCCTCCCGGAAAGCTCGACAGAGCGGCAGGCTATGATACGAGCCTACTATTCGATGCACATTGATATTATCGACCGCTGTGTAGCAAAGCTAGAACCTGCTATTGCGCCATACGTATTAAGAGGTGTGACGGAAGAGGTGTGCTATGATGCACTGAGAGCCAATGGGTGCCCATGCTGCAGAAAAACGTACTACAAGTTTTACCATTATTTCTTCTGGCTCCTGAGCAAAGAACGGCAGTGAACGCGAAAATTACAGGCTGCTTTATGAAACGAATATTCACTGTTTAAATGCAAAGGAGAACACAAAATGTTTAATAGCAAAGTGAATCACATGACCGTTATCGTGAAGGGCGTCAGAGATGACGACTACGAAGGACGCGAGCTGATGATGGAAGTCGTTCGTCGGAACTGTAAGATGGACCCGAGGCTTGTTAGCCAGATGGTCTATTCGATCAGAACCTACGAAGACGGAAAGAAGAAGCGCACGGACTTCAACGTCGAATTTGAGGCGTTCGACATGGGCGGGATCATCCGTGATTTTGAGCTGCTGAAAAAAGCAGGTGTAATCAAGCAAGTAGAAAAGAAGCAGTATACGAATTATCTCGTTTACTAAGAAAGGCGAGAGCCGTGGAGAAATCTGCGGCTCTTCCTTTTTTCAACGCGAAAAGTTCTGCCTCTTTTATGGAAGGAGGTGAACACTATGGAATACCTTCTGGCAAGAAGCGACAGACAGCTTGGCATTTGCCTGAGAATGCTGTATGACGAAGGTTACAAAGGTTTGGTTGTTGAAAGCGTGATTAACGCTAAGAACCGAATGGAGTTCCACGTCAAAGTTATGGCAGACGAAGCCACTATGGCAAAGCTGAATGAACGTTACCAGACGTTGATTTCCTAAACCAGTATTCTGGGGAGCAAAAGATCTGAAACATGGTCTTTTGCTTTTGTTTTACCCATGCTATAATAAAGAAAAGGAGGCGAAGGGTATGCAAGTGACATCACACATGATTGTTCCTGTAAAGAAAAACGGAAAATGGACGACCTATATCAAAGAATTTCAGGAAGATATTCCAGATTTGGGACGACATTGCTTGATGTGCAACTCCTGTGGAGAACCGAGCTATCCTGAATGCGTGAAAAAATGTCCGGTTGAGCGTGACCGTGTTGAGCGTGAACAGAAACTCGCCCAAGAGAAAATCGCCAAGCACAAGGTTGAGATTGATATTTTGGCTGGGCTGGTACGAGATGGCCTTCTGAAAGTTGAAGATGCTGCGCCACGTGTAGAGATGACTGTGGAAGAGTTTGAAGCGGCGATGAAAGATTGATATTTACCCATACAAGAGCTTGTGAGAAATCACAGGCTCTTTCTTTTTGCCTATTCGTGAAATTTTCATTTTCCTTTATGGAAGTAGAGGGCATATTGGAGGATGATACTATGAAAGCTAGATACGTCATTGGAAAGAAACTTTTAGGGACTGTACCTTTTATGAAAGCTGGCAGTGCTGCAATTTGCTTGGTGGCGACAACCATGGAAGCATATGTGGCATACATCAAGCTGCAAAAGGTAAGAGAAGATTTGGATTCTAACAAGACAAAGGGCAATAAGTAAATTAAAAATACGCCCTCTGCTTTTTGTTCGCGAAATTTTCATCTTCTTTTATGGAAGGAGATAGCTCAATTGGTAGAGCGCTGCTGGAATGCAGAGGTTACGGGTTCGATTCCCGTTCTCTTTCTTTTTTTATTCTAGGTTAGCCAACGCGAACTTTTCGTATTCTATTATGGAAGGATGTCTTCTGAAAATTGAAAGGAGAATTTATTATGAGCAGACGAGTAAAGACTACCTACGATCGGGGATATGTGAACGCTATGGACAAGATCCGCGTATTCATCGAGAGCAACCAGAAAGTCATGTACATTGGTACGGACGAGTACAAAAACGCTCAAAGTGCACGCGCGGCCTATGCCAATGCAATCGCATTGATTCGGGCAAAAGGGATTGTGAGACCTGCTTGCAATCATAACGACCTGTTCTTGATCAGAAACGACATTTAAGGCGTAAGGGAGCCGTGGAGAAATCTACGACTCCTTTTATTTTCATCACGCACACGACCGGTTTATCCATTATTCTATTATAAAGGAGATTTGAAAATGTACATCATCATTGGTCTGGGCCTTATCTGTGCAGCCATTGGCTTCGTGGTTGGTTCTGCTGTCCGGTGGAAGATTGACTATGAGGCCGAAACGATCGGCTCTCTTATCGTTGCTCAGGCAGACGAGAATGAGAATCCCAGTCTGTTCCTGAACTTGGGCGGAGAATCCGTAGACTTTGCCGATAGACAGTATGTTGTTCTCAGGGTGAACAAAGTGAGTAAGCTGAAGTCGCGAGAAAAACATACTGTTTAATGGAGAAAAACTCCAAATATTGACTTAAAAAGGAGATAATCAAAATGGAAGAACTGAATGCAATCCAGAACGAAAAGTTGATGGACGAAACGATTAAGCATGAGCTTGAACGAATTAAGAATCTGACACCGGGAAGCAATGAGTACAAGGCTGCCTACGAGTGTGCTGCAAAGTTCTATGAAATTCGCGTTAAGGAGAAAACAAACCTGGCTGACAAGAATGCACGAGAGGATGAGCTTCAGATGAAGACAAATGAGCTCAGAATCGAAGCAGACAAGGCAGAGAAGGCTTGGAAAACCGAAGTGGCGAAAGTCGTAGTTGGTATTGCATCGACCGCTCTGGGGGCATTTCTGATGATTCACCATGACCGGTTCTGGGCTATTTGTTCGGCAGGCGGGGTGCAGGTGTTCGACGACCGCTATCGGGACGGCAAGATGATCTACAAGGATTACGGAAAGAAGTCTGTATAAAGGAGGGACAGGAGAGGCTGCGGAGAAATCTGCGGCTTCTCTTTCTTTTATGAGATACCATGATATACCGCCTGAAAATTGGACGAGCTACTATGGTCAGACGTATCGGTGTAATCACCCGGTCTATCGCATCAGCACGTTATATTTAGACCATGGAAAGGGTCTTTGTGTCATCCAACAGCGTTTTAACGAGAAAACGAAATCCACCACATGGAGCGCTATTGACCCATGGCTGAACGACAAAATCTATCTGCACGCTGGTTTCAAAGAATATTTTGACCATCATGCAAAGAAGAAAGATGCGAATGGCTGCTACCCCACTGTCACAGTCCGGCAAATCATGTGGGCCTTACGCATGAAACCACTGAAAAAAGAACGCTGGGAGACAGTGTTTGATAGGAGTTTGATTTAGCTATGAGAGGCAGACCGCCCAAAGAGGTTACACGGGATGCGACATTCAAAATACGACTTACAGCCGAAGAAGCTGAAATGCTCATAAATCTTAGTGAACGAACAGGTCAAACGAAATCGGAAGTGTTTCGGAAAGCCATAGAAGTTTACTTCGATATCTTAAAAGGAGAAGAACAATGACGATTTATATTTTGCAGGGTGAAGAACTTGATGAAACTGGCGAAAACGGTATTACCTACATCTATGGCATATTCGATAACCAGGAGCTTGCCAAAAAGAAAGAGCAAGAACTCAAAGTGGCTCTGCATCTGAGCGGTTCAAAAGAAAAGGTATCGGTCGAACCTATTTTGATGAACCGGACGAATGACCTTTTCGACATGGCTATGGAAAGTTATTATGATGCTTTGAATGGCTGATATTTTAATCAAAAGGAGAAGAACATCATGGAGGACTTAATGCTTATCCGGTCAAGCTTTATGCGCCGAATTATTTCTTCGGCTATCAACAAGGCGATTGCCAAGCAGAAGTACGGTATCACGGTCAATCTCGATGATATTCAGGCCAAATGGTCTGATAAGGAGCAGAAGGTGAAGGTTCATCTGGAACTGGATGCTGAGATGCCGAAGGCCGACCTCATGGATATTTTGAAGAAGGCAGGAATCTGCTGACGCGAAAAAATCATAGTATCTTATGGAGATACCAAATCTCAAAATACATTTTGGAGGTAAATCGTATGAAATTTTATTTTAAGTATTATGGTGAAGCATTGGCTAAGGTGGCCGTTGGAGAATTCCTGATTGGGATGGGAGCATATCTTGCATCTAATGGATGTGTCCTCTATGGCGCACATAAGTTGCTGCTGAATGCCTATGGCTTGGATAAGGATGCTACGATGGCATTTCTAAATGCGATGCAGGAGAAAATTGGTAAATGATTTGGGCACAGAGCCGTGGAGAAATCTGCGGCTCTTTGCCTTTTATATTTGAAAGGAGAAATCCATGAACCTCATGAAATCCGCGTCCCGATTCCTTAAAAAGAATGGCGGGACAATCTTGGCAATTGGCGCTTCCGTGGGAGTGGTGTTGACTGCCATCGAAACAGGTAAGGCGAGTATCAAGGCAGAGAAGCTTATTGAGATGAACTCTGCGAAGCCTACATATACCACGAAGGAAAAAGTGAAGGACTGTTGGAAGTTCTATCTGCCTGCTGCGGCACTTGGCGCGGGCACCATCGTGTGCATCCTCGGCTCCAATGCACTGAACAAGAAGCAGATTGCGAGCCTGACCGCTGGCTACATGGCACTTGGAAAGGCGTATCAGGAGTACCGCAGGGAGGTTGCAGAACATATTGGTGCCGAGCATGAGAAAGAAATCTATAAGGATGCTCAATCGGTACTCAAAGAACCTACCTCAGACATGGTTGAAGATAAGCTGCTCTGTTACGAACCTATCTCGAAAAGATATTTTCGTGCTACGGAGGCTGCCCTGCTGGAGGCATTTTACAGCCTGAACCGTGACTTTGCCCTGAATGGATATGCCTCGATGAATGACCTCTACAATTACCTTGGGCTGGATTACATTCCGGAAGGTGATTTGAAGGGGTGGTGTGCCGATTATCTTGCAGCCGATTGGGAATATTTCTGGATCGACTTCAGCTATCTCAAACAGAAAACAGATGATGGACTGGAAGTCTACTATGTAGAGGCTTATCAGGAACCCATCGACGACTATTTGAACTATGATCCGAGCAAGGATACACCGTTTTAAGAAGGAGCATGATATTTATGAAGAACATTAGCTGGTGGAAAGTTGCATCTATGGCAATGCTGGCGGCAAGCGCAATCATGGGCTTCGGTCATGACCTGATCGAGGACCAGAAGACCGAGGACGACCTGCGGGATATGGTTCAGGAAGAAGTCCGCAAACAGCTGTCAGAAAAGAACCTCTAATCGCGAAAAATTCCAACACTATTATGGAGAAATCCTAAAAGAATTGGAGGTAAAAATTATGTTCGATCATGAATACTTCAAGCAGGTGGATTCTGAGATGCTGGGTGCCTTAAAGGCGCTGGGGCGAGCGATGCTTAGCGCACTTGATGCGCTGATCTGGTACTTGCTCCTGCAACCGATTCGGCTCTACAGCTGGTTGACGGATGACCCTGCTCCGGTAAGAAGGAGAGGAGCATACAAAAACCGCCATTGTGCGGAGGATAGGCTCTATTAAGAAGCGAAGAGCTACGGAGAAATCTGCGGCTCTTTCTTTTATATTTTACGGAGGTATGAAAAATGAACCTGAAAACATTTGGCAAGAAAGTAGGAAGGGGTATTAAGAAGAACCTTCCCAAAATCCTGGTCTGCGGCAGCATTGCAGGCATGGTCACAAGCGTAGTTTTCGCCGTCAAGGCAACTCCCAAGGCGATGATCCTGCTCGATGAGAAGAAGCAGGAACTTGGCACGGAGAAGCTGGATGTAAAAACCATCGTGAAGACGGCTGCTCCGGCTTATATTCCTACAGCGATTTCCATGGTAGCATCTGCAGGCTGTATGATTGGTGTCATGAACGAGAACGACCGGCGCAATGCAGCTCTGGCGGCCGCATATTCTCTGAGCGAAAGCGCCCTGAAGCAGTATCAGGAGAAAGTCGTGGAAGCCATCGGCGAGGATAAGGAGAAAGAACTTCGCCAGACCATCACCCTCGACAAAATGGCAAAGCAGCCAGAAGAAACGCCGGTTATTGTACCGGCAGCCCGTGACGCATCTTATGACCAGCTGGTCGAGTGCTATGAAAGCTTCTCTGGAAGATATTTCAAGACGACCGTAAATGCACTGGATCGGGCGATGAACGGCCTGAACAAGCAGCTCCTGAGCGATTTTCGTGTGACTCAGAATGACCTGTTCGATTATCTGGGATTGGAGCACACCAAGAACGGCGACCTTTTGGGCTGGGATACGGATTCCACGCTGACCATTGAAACATTCTACAGTTCCAAGCTGGACGAGGACGGAATGCCTTGCATGGTTCTGGACTACAGCACGCCTCCGAAGTGGCTGGGGTATTGATTCGCGAAAATTTCACCGACTGTTATGGAGGTATACTCCAACATTTATATTTTAATTAAAGGAGAATCACTATGGAAAACGAAATGATGAACAACATGGACGCTATGACTGAGAACCTGACGGATGCAATGCCGGAGGTCGATAACCTGGTGCCCAGTGTGGACGAGAACCATGCGGAGATGTCGAGCGCATCTGGTAACTTTGGCAAGACGGCAGTATTCATGCTGGCTGGTGCCGCAGCTTACAAGGGCGCTGAGCTGCTCTGCAAGCACGTACTCGTTCCGCTGTGCTACAAGGTAAAGAACTGGATTGACAGTAAGAAGGCGAAGGACGAGCCCATCGAAGCAGAAGCGACCGAAGTGGTGGAAACCGACGAAAAATAATCTGTTGGACAGCCGCAAGGGAGCCGTGGAGAAATCTGCGGCTCCTTTTATTTTTACAAAGGAGAATTACCATGGAAAAGAAAAACGACAAAAAGTTCAACTGGAAGAAGGCTGCGGCAATTGGTAGCATCTTTGCAGCGGGTGTGGTCATTGGTATTGCCGGGGATAAGGCTTACATCAAGATGATGTTTAAGAAGCACTATCAGGATATTCTGAAGGATTACCGACTCCGTGTGGACACCGGAACCACTATCAAGGGTGTGAAAAAGGTTATCATCAGCATTACAGACAAGACGACCGGCAAGACCTTTGGTACTACCTGGTTGCCTGAGACCGCAAAGGAAATCGGCGAAACCATCCTCCAATACGCAGAGGAGGGTATGGCCAATGGCTAAAATCGAAATGCCTTCCAGTAGCATCAACTCCACTGGCGAGCCGCCTAAGAAACAGTTGAAAAAGGTTACGACCGGTAAGGTGACCATCAAGCAGGAGAGCGAGATCCAGAAGCTGGCGCATAACTTTCTCGCAGAAGACCTGCAGACGATTCGCGAAAAGCTATGGACGGATTACATTCTTCCCGGCATTAAGAACATGGTATGCTCTGCGGTCAATATCGCACTGTTCGGTGTTGACCGTTCCCGCACCAATACGAGCGGATATTCTCAGCAGCGTAACAGCTATAGCAGCTACTACGCGAATGCAAACCAGAGCCGTCCTCCGCAGAACAACTATCGCCCGAACCGGCTGGACTGGCAGAACATCACCTTCGATAGCTATGCCGATGCGAATGATGTTTTGAACGAGATGGGCCATGCGCTCCACGAATATGGGCAGGTCACGATTGCTGATTTTTACGATGTTGTGGGAATTACCCGTGATGCTCGTGATTATCAGGACTGCAAGTATGGCTGGTATGACCTTGGGCCTGCATCTATCAAGGGCATTCCGGGCGGTTACACTATCGTATTTCCGAAACCTGTTCCTCTGAACTAATTGAAAGGACTGATATTTTATGAAAAAGGAAGAAATCATGACTAAGGCAACGCAGATGTTGTCTAAGACTGGATTCAAGCTGAAGAAAGCAAGCCCGACCATCATGGTGGTTGGCGCTGCAATCGGTGGCGTAACTGCAACCGTTCTGGCCTGCAAGGCGACCCTGAAGGCGCAGTATATTCTGGCTGAGCACAAGGCCAATGTGGAGAAAATCCACGAGACTAAAGATAAGGTGGACTCCGGGGAAATTCAGCTGTCGGAAGGTGAGACTTACACTAAGGAAGACCTGACGAAGGACATCACCACGACTTACATTAAGACCGGCATGAAGCTCGCAAAGGTGTATGCACCTGCGATTGGTCTGGGCGCAGCATCTCTCGGTTGCATGTTCGGTAGTCATCATATCATGACGAAGCGAAATGCAACGCTGACGGCCGCCTACATCGCGCTGGAGCAGTCTTTCAACGGCTATAAGAACCGCGTCGCCGACCGCTTTGGCGAGCGGGTACAGCATGAACTGGAGCAGAACGTTAAGGCCGTGGAGGTTGAAACCAAGAAGGTCGATGAGAACGGTGTAGAGGAGGTCATCAAAGAGTACAAGGATATCGCTGAGCAGGCAGATGATCCGTGCACTCTGATTTTCGATGAAACTGTGGACACGTGGGAGCGGGATGCCGACCTGAATCGGAACTATCTGCTCCTCATGGAGTCTGCAGCGAACAAGAAACTGCGTTCTCAGGGGCATCTGTTCCTGAATGAGGTGCTCACCATGATTGGCACGCACGGCGGTCAATCTCTGCGCACTCCTACTGGCCAGGTCGTTGGCTGGGTATACAATCCGAACGACACTTCGCTGCACAACCATGTGGATTTCGGCCTCACGAGCTTTGAATCGAACGATGAGGCACTGAAGAGCTTCCTCCGTGGCGAGGAGCGTTCTGTCATTCTGCACTTCAACTGTGATGGCATCATCATCGACAAAATCTAACTGATATTTTGGAGGGACAAGCTATGACCAGATACGTAAAGACTCTTTCCTATGTATTTGCAGCCATGGCCGGAGTGTGCTTCGTATCCGGTCTGGCAATCCTTTCTGAGTGAGGAGCAAGATGGACAATAAGTATACGAAAGCACGTGAAATCGTTGAAGTGTTTGACGATTTTCTTAACGATAAACTCGCGAACAGGGGAATTGAACTTAATTGCGATGTGCCCGTTGCTACGGAAGATGCAAAAAAGAAAAATCCGCGCATGTTCGATACTCGTTGCATGATTTATGGTCATGAGTGGAGTCAAATGGTTGAGGAAATTGCCAGAATGTTGTAAGGAGCAGATATGGACGGTTTGGAATCGGTGTTTTTATTCCTCGATTATTTGACCGACACGAAACGAAAGCGGCATCTGGTTGGAGGGGTCCTCATGAGTGTTTCGCTCTTTTTTGGAGGACTGGCCTTCACCATGATGACGATTAAAGGAGAAGAAACCAATGAAAAAACTGATGCGTGATGCCTTGATATTTGTAGGTGGATTTGCTGCTGGTGTTGCCACGATGCACTTCCTGATGCGCGATACTTACAAGAAGCAGGCAGATGTGCTGGTCGAGGACGCTCGGAACCATTTTAAGCAGCGTGAGCAGGAACTGGATACGACCATCGAGCAGCGGGCAAACGAAAAGGCGTACGATCTCGTGAGCGGCCCGTATCGTCAGGAGGAAGATTCTGAGAAGCCGACCCATGAGCCGATGGAGGCTATTGAGATCATTCCGAGCGACGAGTTCGGTAACGAGGACGATTACGAAACCAGCTTCCTGACCTACTATGCAGACGGCATCCTGACTTATGATAGTGATGGGAGCAGGGTAGAGGACATTGAAAAGGTGATTGGCCCTAAGGCTCTGGATAATTTTGGAGCAGAAGAGCCTGATCTTGTCCATGTCCGCAATCACAATTACCGGAAGGACTACGAAGTTCTGAAGGTGCGCAATAAGTATGCGGACTTGTATCCTAACTCCGGAGAGGAGTATGAATGATATTTAACGATATGACCAGTCAGTATTTTGACTGGCTGCGTGAAACAGTTTGCGGAAGATGGGAACCCAGAAACCTTTCTTTCCACAAGCTGCTTGCATTTTTATTTCAGCAAGACTTCATTCCATCCTGTGAGATGGATGCGAGCCGTGCTGAGGATGGGCGAGACCTGCGCTACCGATTCGCTCAGGAAAAAAGCATCCCATATGCAGCATTGAACAGTGTAACGAGCGGGATGCCATGTAGTATGTTGGAGATGATGGTGGGGCTTTCCATCCGCATCGAAGAGCATATCATGGCAGATTCTGAAGCAGGAAATCGAGTGGGACAATGGTTCTGGAGCATGGTTGTCAGTCTTGGGCTGGCAGCTATGGATGATGCTCGGTTCAACGAGGGTCGCGCTCAATTCATCATCGACCGTTTCAATCAGAGAGCCTATCAGCCGAATGGAGCTGGTGGGCTCTTTACTTTAATAAGCCCGAACGTAGATATGCGACAGTTAGATATTTGGTATCAGCTGATGGCGTATCTCAACGAAAGCAACATGTGATGGTGTACGTATCGAAAATATGCATCCCGATGGAAGGTGTAATAGAGCAAGTTCTCCATGATTCCGTCGTTTTGATGCGAATTACAGCATGTAGGAATACCGAGCACATTGGTCGGCTGATTTTGGCAGACCTTAATTATTGGAGGAAAAGTGACTATGAATAACATTTATTACGAACTCGCACAGACTCAGCTGGCACTGGATGCCGCCCAGAAGGTGATTCGCCGCCAGAGGGGCAAGCTTTTCGGCAAGAACCTGCTGCTGGTAGGCACCATTGGTCTGTTCTGGACTGCCTGCAAGATGCTGGATGAAAGCGAGAAGAAGCGCAAGGCTGAAAAGGAACGCGCCGATGCTGCCGAAGCAGAACTCGCAGAGATGCAGTTTGAAAAAGACATTTGCTGCGATGGCAAGGCGAGTGTCACGAAAAAAGATGTCTGATACAGACCTCGTAGAAAGGAGGAAGTCAGTTACCAATGATTGATTTCCTGATGATTGCAACGCGCACGGGAAAACGCGGTGTAATCGAAATCTATCCCAAATTCATCATCAAAAAGTCCAAGGACTTGATGATTCGGGGTTCTGATTTCTACGCTATCTGGCTGGAAGAGCGAGGATTGTGGAGCATTGACGAACAGGATGCACTTCAACTGATTGACCATGAGTTGGATATTTACACGAATGAGCACAAGGAGCATCTGGATAATTACCGGGTGCTCCATATGTGGGACGCTGAGTCTGGTATGATTGACAACTGGCACAAGTATTGCCAACGTCAGATGCGGGACAACTACCATACGCTGGATGAGCAGTTGATATTTGCGAATACTCCAGTCAAAAAGGAAAGCTATGCGTCCAAGAGACTCCCTTATGTACTGGAACCGGGGAACATTGACGCCTATGATGAGCTGATGCAGACACTCTATTCTCCAGAGGAGCGAGAGAAAATCGAGTGGTGTATCGGTTCTATTGTCAATGGCGATTCCAAGACAATTCAGAAGTTCATGGTTCTCTATGGTCCGCCCGGTAGTGGTAAATCCACAGTGCTGAACATCATCCAGAAGCTCTTTACTGGATATTATGCAGCATTCGATTCTCAGGCGCTGGGTTCAGCATCTAATGCGTTCTCACTGGAAGCTTTCAAAGCGAACCCTCTGATCGCAATTCAGCATGAAGGTAACCTGTCCAAAATCGAGGACAATACTCGTCTGAACTCGTTGGTGTCTCATGAGACCATGATGGTCAATGAGAAGTTCCGCAGCGCTTATGCCAATCAATTCAAGAGCTTCCTGATTCTCGCCACAAACAAGCCTGTCAAAATCACCGATGCGAAGTCCGGTTTGATTCGCCGATTGATCGATGTGGTGCCTACTGGCGAGAAAGTCCCCCAGAAAAGATATTCTGAACTCTACGCCAAGACCGACTTTGAGCTTGGCGGTATCGCATGGCACTGCAAAGAAGTCTATGAGAAAAACAAGCATCTCTACGACGATTATATTCCGACACGAATGCTTGGCGCTTCCAACGACTTCTATAACTTCATGCTCGACCGGTATTATATTTTCAAGAAAGAAGACGGTATTTCCCTGAAGCGAGCATGGGCGATGTATGACGAGTATAACCAGCGAGCGAAGGTTGTCTATCCGTATTCGATGCGTGCATTCCGTGAAGAGCTGATGAACTACTTTGCGGACTACAAGGAACGCGCAGAAGATGTGAATGGCGAACGAGTGCGAAGCTACTACAGTGGATTCAAGGCAGACAAGTTCAAAGAATTTGCCGACCCCGCACCTGCAGAAGCAGCTTCAAAGGAGGAGTCATCTAAGTCATGGATTGATCTAAAACCACAGCATTCTCTCTTTGATGATATTTGCAAGGACTGTCCTGCGCAGTATGCGAACGAAAATGGCACTCCTACGCAAAAGTGGGAGAATGTCAAAACGTTGCTCAAAGATATTCTTACTTCTAAGCTCCACTATGTCAAAGTCCCTGAAACCCACATCGTCATTGACTTTGATATTCCGGGCGACGATGGCAAGAAATGCTTTGAGCGAAATCTGGAGGCAGCGTCCAAGTGGCCTGCTACCTACGCAGAACTGAGTAAATCTGGCGCAGGAATCCACTTGCATTATATTTACACAGGGGACGCAAGCAAACTGAGCCGTGTATACGATGAGCATATTGAGGTTAAGGTGTTCACCGGAAATTCTTCGCTGAGAAGAATGCTGACCAAGTGCAATGATATTCCGATTGCCAAAATTAGCAGCGGCTTGCCGTTGAAGGGAGAAAAAGCAATGGTCGATGTGAAGCAGATTCAAAATGAGAAGCACCTGCGGGTACTCATTAAGAAAGCCCTCGCAAAAGAAATCAGTCCCTATACTAAACCAAGCATTGACTTTATCGCTCATATTATGGATGAAGCCTACGAGAGTGGGATTCCTTATAATGTGGACGACATGCGCAATGCGATTCTGGCCTTTGCCGTAAACAGCACGAACCAGGCCGATGCCTGTCTGAAAATCACGGCGAAGATGCACTTCAAGTCAAGAGAAGATGTTGAATCGCAGGCTGATGACGGTGAGAAAGCACCCATCGTATTTTTTGACTGTGAAGTGTTCCCAAATCTCTTCTTGGTCAACTGGAAGTTCGCTGGAGAGGATAAGCCGGTAAATCGGTTGATCAATCCTAGCCCTACGGATATTGAGAAGTTGACACAATATCGTCTGATTGGCTTTAATAACCGCAAATACGATAACTACATGCTTTGGGCTTGCATGCTCGGCTGGAATACGGAGCAGCTGTATGCACTGTCGAACCGCATTATCAATGACCATATGGGCTTCTTTGGTGAGGCCTATAACCTGTCCTACACTGATATTTATGATTTCAGCGCAAAGAAGCAGAGTCTGAAGAAGTTCGAGATCGAGCTGGGTATCCACCATCAGGAGCTCGGGCTTCCTTGGGATCAGCCAGTGCCGGAAGAAAAGTGGGAGCAGGTTGCAGAATACTGCGACAACGATGTCATTGCGACAGAAGCCGTGTTTAACGCGCGGCAGGCAGACTTTATTGCGCGTGAGATTCTGGCAGATATTGCCGGCATGACTGTCAACGACACTACCAACAGCCTGACGACCCGCATTATATTTGGCAAGGAAAAGCATCCTCGGCTGGTGTATACGGATCTGGCTACCGGCAAGTCCGATGATATTGTGGAGGTTGAGCCTGATATTCTGACCGATACGAACATCATCAACGCTTTCCCGGGTTACGAGTGGGTCAGGGGCGAAGATGGCCGGATGCACAACATGTTCCGTGGTACGGATCTGGGTCTGGGCGGTTACGTCTATGCCGAACCCAACATGTATTACAATGTGGCGTTGCTGGATGTGGCGTCTCTGCACCCGCATTCAGCTGTGGCACTGAACTACTTTGGCGACTACACCAAGAACTTCAAGGACCTGATGGATGTACGTATCTATGTAAAACATGGTGAGTATGACAAGGCCAAGAAGCTCTTTGGCGGTAAGCTGTCCAAGTATCTGGATGACCCCGCGCAGGCAAAAGCATTGGCACAGGCTCTGAAAATCGCTATCAACTCGGTGTACGGGTTGACAAGCGCAACTTTCGACAATCCCTTCCGCAACCCCAAGAACACCAACAACATTGTGGCGCTTCGAGGGGCTTTATTTATGCGCACTTTGCAGGATGAGGTGCAGCAGCGTGGTTTCACGGTGGCGCACATCAAGACGGATTCTATCAAGATTCCGGATGCTACGCCTGAAATTATCGACTTCTGCATGGATTTTGCGAAAAAGTACGGTTACACGTTTGAACATGAGGCTACATACGAAAAAATGTGTCTTGTGAACAACGCTGTTTATATTGCAAAGTATCTCGATGCAGATACAGCAAAGGCACAGTACGGCTATATTCCTGAAAAGAACGAGAAGAAGGGCGGTCATTGGACTGCGACTGGTGCTCAGTTTCAGGTGTCGTACGTGTTTAAAACGCTTTTCTCCCACGAAGATATTGTGTTCGACGACCTTTGCGAAACCAAGTCGGTATCTAAGGGTGCAATCTACCTCGATAAAAACGAGGCTTTGCCCGAAGACGAGCACAATTATATTTTCGTGGGGCGTGTTGGTCAGTTCTGTCCCATCAAACCCGGATGCGGAGGAGCGCTGCTGATGCGAGAAGCGGGCGTCCGAGACGACGGTGAAACGAAATACAATTCGGTCACTGGTGCCAAAGACTACCGCTGGCTGGAAAGCGAGATGGTCTATAACCTTCATCTGGAGGATAGCATTGACCGCTCTTATTTCGACAAGATGGTTGATGAGGCGGCGGACACTATTGCTCAGTATGGCGACCTGGAATGGTTCGTATCGGACGATGGTGGAATGCCACCTTGGCAAAAGCCTGACTTGCCGTGGGGCGATATTCAGGATGAGGCTGCAAGAAATTATGAGGTGAGATAAATGAGAAAGGATTCTTGGAATTGGAACACATGCCCTGATTTGCCCCCAGTGATGTTTATGTCCGATCATGAACTCGCAAGGGCTATACACAAAGGGATGGCGATCGACTACTCTCGCCAGTCCACGGAGTGTGCCAAGAAGAATAATATTGTGAAGTTCGGCATGTGCAGTGTCAGCATCCGCAAGGTCATCTTCAACGATCTGGCAACGATTGTTCTGTGGTCGGATGGCACCAAGACTGTGGTGAAGTGTGGGCCTGATGATATTTTCGATAAGGAAAAGGGCCTCGCTATGGCTATTGTGAAGAAAATGGCAGGCAATGATAGCCGATTCCACAAGGTCTTTAAGAAGTGGTGTAAGCCGGATGAAACCAACGAGGATGCTGGCGCTTATGCCAAGGTGTTAAAAGAGCTGGATCAGGTGGCTGCGCAGACCAAGGATGGTATCGCGGGGTTGCTGGCAAAAATAAGTGCGGCGATGCACTAAAGAAAAAGAGTAAAGGAGTTTCTATTATGAAAGCAAAGGTAAATATTGACAATACTCGGTTTATTTTCGACACCAATTTCTCCGGCGACCCAAACCGCGACCGTTACGGCTCGTCCCGGCGGCGTGTGAACGTGGTCATCCCTACGGAGGAGCAGGCTCAGCAGCTCATCGAAATGGGGCTGAACGTCAAGCAGACCAAGCCGAACCCCAACTACATCTACGATGAGCCGTTCGTACCAACCTTCTACGTCCCGGTGACGGTCAACATGGACTCCAAGTGGCCTCCGCAGGTTTTCTGGATCACCACCACCGGTCGCAAGGTTGCCTGCAATGCCGAGAACATCGGTCAGCTGGATTATATCCGTGTGAAAAACGTGAACCTGCAGGCTAACCTGTATGAGAACCGGAACAACCCCGGCCAGTACACGCTGTACGCGGATATTCTCTACGTGGAGCAGGATGCCGATGCCGACCCGTATGCTGCTAAGTATGAGCAGCGCGAGATGGCTGAGCCTAACGATCCGAACGATTTGCCGTACTAAGGAGGAGCGCATGAAGAAACTGTTTATCAGTGTTCCTATGCGTAACCGCACGGAATACGCCATTAAAGCATCCATGGAGCAGATGCACAAGATTGCAGAGGCTGTCTTTGGCGAAGAACTGGAAGTTATCCCGACTTATTTCGAGGATGATCCTCCTGAAAACACCAACATGGCTCTTTGGTATCTCGGTGAGAGCATCAAGAAACTGTCCGAGGCCGATCGCTTCATCGGCATTTACGATGAGGATAAGGGCTATCGTGGCTGTATCATCGAGAACCTCGCTGCAAAGAACTACAACATCCCGTCCTATCTGGTGAATGTCAGCTACGTTGCTCCTGACATCATCGAGCAGAAGCGTCGTGATGCGCGTATCGCAAACCTCGAAATTTATTAAATGATATTTCTGAGTGCAGGAGTTAGTCTTCCGTTAAATGGACCAGCCGGTGAGTGCCCACGTCGCAAATGGCGTTCTCAGAGGCAGCAGCTCAGACTTATATTTTTAATAAAGGAGAAGAACTATGAAAGTATTGCGTATCAAACCGATGTGCCGACCGGAGGTCATCGACATTGATGGCTCGTTGGAATCTCTGCAGAAAGAGGTTGGCGGCCTGATTCAAGCAACCTACCCGTGGGACGACAAAGTTGCTCTTATTTGCAACGATGAGGGCAAACTCATGGGCTTGGGGTTCAACCGGCCGCTCTATAACGCTGACGCTCAGATGTATGACTATGTGGTTGGTACATTTCTGATTGTAGGCTTGACCGAAGATGACTTTGGCTCTCTTTCGGATGAGATGATCGAGAAATACACCAGGATGTTTCGCCGCTGCTATGGTCTGCTTGAGGACAAGGACGGTAAAAGATATGTTGTGTGTATGAAGCCGAAACAGTAATCGCAATAATTTCGTGAGCCGTGGAGAAATCTGCGGCTCTTTTATATGGGTCATTCGCTAGGGCGAGCATGACAGGTTCGAATCCTGTATGGCCTGCAAGTGTTCGAAAATACACGTATAAGACAAAGGAGTATCAGTATGAAAGAAAAACGACGTTGGAAAGTCTTTACTTACAATGGTAAAGAGATATTCGCGTACACAATATTTGGCGAGGGTGCAGATGAAGAGGAAGCTACAATTGCTCTGTTGGCCTACGAGAACCATTGCTATCCTGAAGCCATTCATGTTCACGAAGAAATGAGGTGATTATTCTGATGGCGGGAGTTCAGCTTTACGACTACCAGCTCGAAGCAGTCCAGAAAATGAGACTGGGCTGTATTCTGTGTGGTGGGGTGGGAAGCGGAAAAAGCAGAACAGGGTTGGCATTTTATTACCAGATGTTCGATGGAAAGCTCAACACAGAAGAGTACGTTCCGATGGTTGAGCCCGAAGACCTTTATATTATTACAACAGCACGGAAACGTGACACAGGGGAGTGGGACGAAGAACTCGCTCCCTTTTTCATGTCTACTGATGAGAGTCTTGACCTTTACAACCACAAAGTCGTAATTGATTCTTGGAACAACATCGGCAAGTACATTGGCGTCAAACGCGCGTTCTTTATATTCGATGAACAGCGTGTTGTGGGCAATGGCTCGTGGGTGAAGGATTTCTTACGCATTACGAGGGAAAACGACTGGATTCTTCTGAGTGCCACGCCTGGCGATTGCTGGACAGATTATATTCCGGTGTTCATTGCCAATGGATTCTACCGGAACCGGACACAGTTCAATAATGAGCATGTGGTCTATAGTCGCTTCTCAAAGTACCCCAAAATCGATAGATATTTGAACACTGGTAGGCTGATACGCTTACGGGAACGGATTCTGGTCGATATGGACTTTGAGCGGAAGACGATACCGCATCATGAGAACATCTACGTCGGGTTCGACCAGCGCAAGTACAAGGATATTTGCATGAGCCGGTGGAATCCATGGGAAGGGCGGCCTATTGAAACAGCAAGTGAGTTCTGTTCCAGCCTGCGGAGGGTGGTCAATGCAGACGAATCTCGGCAACAGGAAGTGCTTGATATTTGCATGACACACCCGAGAGTTATCATCTTCTATAACTTCGACTATGAGTTGGATATTCTCCTGCATCTGCCCTATGGCAACGGTGTGGAGGTGGCTCAGTGGAATGGGCACAAGCATCAACCGATACCGGATACGGATAAATGGGTCTATCTTGTACAGTACAACGCTGGAGCAGAAGGTTGGAACTGTATCAAGACAGATACCATTATTTTTTATAGCCAGAACTACTCCTATAAAGTCATGGAGCAGGCATCTGGGCGCATCGACCGGCTGAATACACCTTTCAAGGATCTCTGGTTCTACCACCTAAAGAGCCGTAGCGGTATCGATGTGGCCATTTCCAGAGCATTGATGCAAAAGAAACAGTTCAACGAAAGGAAATTCTATGGAGCATGATATTTATGATTCTTTAAGGCTTACTGCGACGACCTGTGAGAAAATAGCAGATGTCTTAAATGCAATCGCAGAATGCTTCGAGAAAGTAACGGCTTGTCTCATGGACTTGATTGAAGAAATTAAGAGGCAGCCATTGAAGATGATTCTGCAGAAGCTGCGCCCTGACTACAAGGACAAATGCAAAATCCGGTGGCTGGATATTCCCAACAAGGTTATGCAGGGGAGAATTAGGAGGTTCTGCTGATGGGAAATATCTCACGAAAAAGCAAGAAGAAACTTATTCAGAAGATGAAGGCGACGTATCATGAGATTCAACTTATAAAAATCATGTACACCGAAGAAGCGTTGCCTCGCTACAAAGTTCCCACAAAATTGTATTGCCGCAACGATGGACGAGATAATTACCCACATATTGCAATGTTCTTTGGAAAAAAGAACCATCCGCGAGATGTTGTTGAGGTTTACCAGCATCATGTGAATCTCATTAAGTAAGAAAGGATTGATGTTTTATGATTAAAGACTCTGGAGACCGCACCGAATTTGAAACCGGTGCAAAGCGTGATATGCATGCAGGGAAGGGGCGGATGGACCTTCTGCCTTGGTACGGTATCATGGAGGTCAGCAAGCACTGCGAGGAAGGTGCCCTGAAGTACGGCGAGCACAATGTGGATAAGGGTATCCCGCTGCACTCGCTGCTGGACAGTGCTTCTCGGCATCTGGCAAAGTACATGGTCGGCATGGACGATGAGGACCACCTGCGGGCAGCCTGTTGGAACCTGCTCTGGGCACTGAACCAGCGGGTGACGCACCCGGAGTTGGATAATAGGTTTGTGCCAAAGATGAAAAGCTCGAACGATGAACAACTTATCACGGTTGTCTGCAGTTCCTGTGGTAGTCATTTTGAAGCGCCGACTGAATGGTGGGTCCGCAAAAGATCACAGTATACCAATATTCCAGACGGAGTGATGACGACTTGCCCTCATTGTGGGAATGTAACAATCGTTCGGGAGATGAAGCCTAATGAATGACTGGATGCGTGAAGTGGACTATGCAACCTACTGCCCGAAGTGCAAAAACTTCAAGGTGCTGGAGACGGACGAGCCCTGCAACGAGTGCCTGACGGAGTGTGCGCGGGAGGGTAGCAACAAGCCCGTGAAGTTTGAAGAGAAGGCGCGAAAATAACAGGCTCCTTTATGAGATGATTAGTCTCAGAATTATATTTTGGAGGTTGAACTATGATTGTTCTGAACATCAAATGCAAGAATCCTGAGGAAATGGCTAAATTTCGTGACCGTATGTGCGAGGCTTTGGTTGGCTCACCTGCATTCATTAACAATGAAATTGCAGTGTGTGACTTTACGGACCTTGATAAGGCGTTTTCGATATTTATTGGTAATTCCAATGACCATGATGTGGAATATGACTTAGTAGATAAAGATTTTATGGAACGATAATACGAACTAATCATTAAGGCGGGAGCCGTGGAGAAATCTGCGGCTCTTTCTTTTATAAGAAGGGGCACGTCAAATGAGAAATATGTCTAAGAAAACCTGGAAACTCCGGGTTTTGAATCACATGACCGAGATGCAGAAGCTGGATATTCTGCTGAAGCACGCTAAGGTTCCGCATACTTATGGACGTCGTTGGCCAGAGATGGACAGACCGGACTATCAGGAGTATCTTCCGGGCGGACGACACGATGGTGGTGAGCAAATCGTTGTATATGATGCTGCTGGAAATCGTATCTGGGATGGCATTTGGGGTTGGGGTTCCTATGGCTTTGAGCAAGGGCTTATCGAGGCGATGGGTGCGCAGCTACTTGGCCATGATGATGTTGAGGGCTGGCTCACAGCTCGCCAGGTCACAAAGATGTGGAGGTGTAGAAATGCTGCGAAAATTTGCTGATTTTATAAAAAAGATATTCCGCATGGAGCCAATCCCGACGACGGTTAATATCCTGCGGGAGGCTTTGCGGGATTTGGAAGTGGCTCGGAACCACTTCGAGAACTGCGACCCGGAATTTGTGGATGCTGCTATTTTCGAGCTGAACGCTGCAGAGTGCCGGGTGGATGCTGTGAGGAGGTGTGTGGGGTGAAGAGACCTGATATTTGGGCAAAACTCGGGGTGTTTTTTGGCCATATGTTGGCTATGACCATGGTTATCTGTGCGTGGCTGATCATTATTGTGGTTACGCTGAAGGTAATTTGGTTCACGCTATTTCGGATTTTGCTGTGAGGTGAGAAGCATTGGAGGAATACTTATATAATCAAGCACTTCAAAGCATTCGCTACGGCGGCATGAGTGCAAATGAGATGCGAGAATACATGGCCTTGATTGACAAATGCACAGAAGTGGAAATATTGTATGCAAATAATGCGCCGATAGAGTACGTCGTTAAAAGCCCGAGCGTAGATATTTGGAGACATGAAGCGCCTGTAATAACCCCAAAACGACAGAATCTCGCGAAAGATGTTTTGTTTAAAATCGTCGGTGCTTTGAACAGCATTATCGACTTTATCGTTATGGTATTAGAGGACTAGGAGGATTATTTATGTACTATCCAGGACTTGAATTATACCGAGTGGAATCCGCATCAAGAAAATATTTCAGGTTCCATCTCGCGCTTGGTATAAGAGAAGGAACTATGATTCTGAACGCAAACTGGTTCGGATTGGAGCTTCCGTTTCGCTATTATCAGTGCTGGCTGGAACGCCTGGGCTGGCCGATGGGGTACGTGTATGATCCATTAAATTTTGAGAGGTTAGAAGCATGAGAAAGTACACCTTTATTTTTTCCTGCACAGACAATGGCGGTGGACATCAGACCTTTGAAGTCAGGGCAACCGACAAGCAGGAGGCCATCCGTAAAGGCATGAAGACCGCGAAGAAGTTCGCTTGCGGAGATATCTGCGGCGACTGGGAGTGTAAGTTGAAGCGAGAGGATAGTTTATGAACGAAGACTTTGGAGCGATTACCATTCTTGCTCCAAAATGCCAGAAGTGTCCCAGAGTGAAATCCTGCGACCATAAACAAATGGCTCATCTCGGATACATAGTTCCACAAAGGGGCAACGGAAAGAGCCTCAGTCAGCTCGAAATAGTGGATTCACTGATGAAAAGGAGATTTAATTATGAAAATCATTGAACCTAAGTACGAAATCCTCACTGATATTTCTGAGGGTGGCATCAGGGAGCTGCAGCAGATCGAGCGCGTTGCCCGGGTCTGCTACAAGAGCGAGGACAAGATCACGCCGGACGGTGAGTCGGCAAAGAAGCTGGTGGGCTTTCTGGTGAAGCAGGGGCATGAGGCTATGCTGGAACATTCGCAACTGTCCGTGTTGTTTACCTGTGACCGTGGCGTGGCTAACGAGCTGGTGCGGCACCGCATTGCGAGCTTTGCACAGGAGAGCACCCGGTACTGCAACTACTCGAAGGAGAAGTTTGGCGGAGAGCTGAGCTTTATTCGGCCGTTTTATATTCCTGATGAGCCTAAAGAAAACGCAATCAAGGAGGCCACTTCTGATGTGGAAATGAAAAAGATCGAAACAGACTATCAAATCAATAATGCGTGGTATCGGGCTTGCGACGAGGCCGAAGAAAGCTATAGGACACTTATCGCTAACGGTATGCGTCCCGAACAGGCCCGTTGTGTGCTGCCGCTGTGCTTGAAGACCGAGATCGTGGTAACGGCCAACTACCGTGAGTGGCGCAACATCTTCAAGCTGCGTACTCCTGTGGCAGCCCATCCTCAGATGAGAGAGCTGATGTGCCCGTTGCTGAAGGAACTGCAGAGCAAGATCCCGGTGGTGTTCGATGATATTTACACGTACTGGCCGAAGGATGAGCAGACGGGAAAGGAAAGCGTGGAGAAGTGATGCGAATTGTGCTGCTCGCAAGCATTATTTTACAAGCTATCGCAATTGGAATGTCTTTTGCTGAGAACATCGGCAAAGAAAAACAGAGAATCATCAGATATACAGGATGGTTCTTGCTTTTGATTTACATGATATTTGGTTGAGGTGATTAACTATGAAAAATCGTATTATTTGTTTTGCCGTATCTCTGATGATGCTTGTTGGCTGTGTGGTTCTGTGCAGCTGCTCCGAAGCGGATAAGGTGAATCGGAACATTTCCAAGCAGGCCAACTACTTTGAAGCTGAGCGCCGGATCACGGTCTATAACGCACGTACGGACAACGTCATCCTTGAAATGGAAGGTGCTATGTCCATCTCGAACAATAATAACAACGAACTTGTGTGTACGGTGAAGACCGGCCCAAACGAGTATAAGAAAAACTACATTTATCTGAACGAGTACACCATGTATGTTGTTGAGGATATTACTGGCACTCATACCGATCCATACCACTATAAGCTCTATTTCCACACGGATATTCTGCCGGACGTGGAGGTGCGGTCGTGACCTACCTTGACGAGGCTGTGGAAATCGGTGTTCAGATGGTATCTGGCTTACTCACGCCTGCAAGCCTGACGGATATTTACGTTATGATTGCTCGGAAGAATGAAATTCCGCCGCAGAAGGTCGAAAGCTCTATCAGGAGAGCTATTTGTGAAATCAATAAGGAGATAGGTATGCATTTTACGCCAATGACTTATATTCACATAGTAGCTCTTGGCGAAAAATACCGAAAGAAGATGATGAAAGCTAAATGACTACATACGAATTTGTAGATGGCATGGGTGTACCTGTTTGGATGAGCGGTTTTGATGCTCTCATCGATGCTATCGATATTCTAAAAAACGCTCTGCAGAACAACGAATCGCCAACCATTGTGGACATTAACCGAAAGCTGTGCGTGAAGTATCACACGAGCACCATTGCGATGGACAGACTTCTTCGTCGGGCGGTAGACTATGCAGTGATTCGGAAGCAGACGCATGAGCCGCTTTATTACGAAGTGTTGGGCGATACTCCTCGGCAGGCGATGCCGTTGAAGCAGTTCTTGTATATCTCTGCGCGATATTTGATGCGGGAGGAGGTGCAATAAGTGATGCATGATATTTGTGGCATTGACCAAAAGAGTATCGACGATGATAAGGTTTGGGTGCGCATTCGTGGCACCAATCCGACTGTTCAAAAGCCCGTGAGCGAAATCCAGTATGACACGATGATTCCTGCTGTAATCTTCCGGTACAAAGGAGAACGTTGCAGACGGATAGTAGCCATTATCAACCTTGACATCATGGTCAAAGACTGATATTCTTGGGACAGAAAGGGTGTGCTCTGGATGGGATTTTCTAAGGATTTGAAGGAAATTATCATGATGCGCATGGCATTGAAAGAGAAGAAACGGCAGGAAGAGGAAGCTGAGAGAAGGCGCTACCTGTTCATTATGTTGCTCATCTTTGCAGCACTCATGACATACGTTTCTGTCATGGCAATGTTTGAAAATTTAGGCATCATCCTCTGAAAAAGGGAGGCTCTGGAGCAATTTCAGGGCCTTTTCTTTTTGATGTCAATATTTGTCAAAGATTGTCACGGTGTAAATTTTTGGCCATTTTTTCTCGTGGAATTTATGTCAATAGTTGTCAATGCGTGAAAAAATGGCGATTTTATGGCCAAAAACCCACTTTGTGGCCAAAAATTTTTGCAAAAATGGCCACGACTTTTGACGTAGATACGTTAAAAATATGCTGTTTGGCCAAAAACCCACTTTTTTTCTTAATTTAATAAAAAAATTAAAAATTTTATATATAGTAGTTGGAAATAAAAATGGGTTTTTGGCCACAGCGAGTTTTCTGCTCGAATTGGCCAAGAGGGCCACCACTTTCACCTTGTAAAAGAACAACAAAAACTATATAATTGAATTACGAGGTGCAAAGTTATGAAAAAGCGTGAAATTCCGTTTATGGCCCAGTATGAGAATGAGTTTGGCTATCACGAGTGGACTACGTTGGACAGCGCAAATAATTTGGTGCGCTGCTATTATAATGGCGATACAGAACTTCATGTGAAAGAGCCTTGGTGCGAATGCAATGGCGTCAGGATGAGAAAGGTACGAAATCAGGAAAAGTGGCGTTGTCCTATCTGCGGTAAGATCTATGATATTTCCGACATTGATTGGCCCATGCCTTATTGGGATGATGAAACTGGCCTGAAAAATGATTATGGCGAATATATGTATCCGAATGCAGAGAAGCGAGCAGGTCCTCCTGAAATGTACGAGGAAGCTCCCTTTACTTGGTATCTGTAAGGTGAAAGTTTGAGGATTGTCACGATTGTGGCAGTCCTTATATTTTTATCCTTCTAAAAGATTGACAAATATTACCAAATATCCCCGCGTAAATTTCTTGCTCTTTTATGGGAGGAACAGTGTGCGTAAAAACATGCTGTTCCTCTTTTATTTTTGGAGGTTTGTATGCTAGAGAACAAATTCAAAACAGGATTGGTGAAAGACCTGAAGAAACGCTTTCCCGGCTGCATGGTCGTTCATCTTGACCCGAATGAAATTCAAGGGATTCCGGATCTCTTGGTTTTATATCGAGATAGATGGGCAGCACTCGAAGGAAAGAAGACAGGGAAGGCATCGCATCGTCCGAATCAAGACTACTATGTAGCCAAGATGAACGAGATGAGCTATGCCTCTTTTATTTATCCTGAGAATAAGGAGGAGATACTGGATGAACTGGAACGATCATTCACGACTGCAAGGCCAGCACGCTTTTCTGGGGGCGAGTAAGTATCATTGGATCAATTATGATGCAGCCCGGATTGCAGAGTCCTTTGTAAACTATCAGGCGAAGGAGAGAGGAACACGGCTTCATGCATATGCTGCAGAAAGCATTGCGTTAGGACAGAAGCTTCCTCGGAGTAAGAAGACGCTCAACTCCTATGTCAACGATGCAATTGGCTTTTGCATGACCCCGGAAGTGGTTCTTTATTATTCAGAGAACTGCTATGGCACAGCCGATACAATTCATTTTGCAAACAACTTCCTGCGCATCCACGATTTGAAGACTGGTCTGGTACCGGCACACATGGAACAGCTCTTCATTTATGATGCACTTTTCTGCTTAGAGTATGGTGTTAAGCCTCGCGATATTCAAATCGAAAACCGTATCTACCAGAACGATGATATTTGGATTGTAAATCCGACTTATGAGGACATCGATCCTATCATTAGCAAAATTATCGAGTTCAACAAAATCATTACTGAACTGAAGTTAGGAGCGACAGCATGAATCCGGTAGAAAGAGATATTCGAGGATATTTCGGTATCGCACCGGAAGACAGTATCCTGGAGCATTATGGCACCAAGCGCCACTCAGGCAGATATCCGTGGGGTTCCGGTGAGAATCCGTATCAGCGCTCAGGTGATTTTCTGTCACGTGTTGAGGAGCTGAAGAAGAGCGGCATGAAGGAGAAGGATATTCTCCAGACCATCAATGATTCTCTTCCCGAAGAATATAAGATGGGTGCCACCGAGTTCCGTATGGCACAACGCAGAGCCATTCACGAACGTCAGCAGCTCAAATATGACCGTGCACGTGCCTTATCACAGGATGGGCTCGGCCCCACGGAAATCGGTCGTGAGATGGGTTTATCCGAATCCACGGTTCGTTCGATGCTGAAGAACGACAAGCCTGACAAATATACCAGAACCAAAGAAATTGCCGAGACCCTGCGTAAGGAAGTCGATAAGAAGGGTATGATCGATGTTTCTGAAGGTACAAATCTGGTTCTGGGCGTTTCAGAAGGTGATTTGGACGATGCTATATTTGTTTTAGAGGCAGAGCACGGATATCAGCGTTATGGCGTTGGCATTCGTCAGCCAACAAATATTAACCAGCAGACCAACATCACTGTTCTGGCAAAGCCGGAATATGACCAGAAATATGCATATCAGCATCAGAATGAAATCCAGTCTCTTGGCGAGTATCATTCTGAAGATGGTGGCGAAACGTTCAAGAAGCTTCAGCGCCCCAGCAGCATGAGTTCTGACCGTGTTTGTATTCGCTATGGTGATGAAGGCGGTCTGGACAAGGATGGCGTTATCGAGATTCGGAGAGGTGTTGCTGACCTGAACCTCGGAAAATCGCATTATGCGCAGGTTCGTATCATGGTGGATGACAGTCATTACCTGAAAGGCATGGCTGTATATTCTGACGATATTCCTGAAGGTTATGATGTGGTGTTTAACACCAACAAGAAATCCGGCACTCCGAAAATGAAGGTCTTAAAGCCTATCAAAGATGACCCCGATAATCCTTTCGGCGCATCTATCAAGGCAAATGGTCAGAGCACCTATATTGGTGAGGACGGAAAAGAACATCTGTCGCCCATCAATAAGCTGAAAGAAGAAGGCGATTGGGACACCATGGCAAAGAACCTTTCTTCGCAGTTTCTGTCCAAACAGCCGGTCAAACTTCTGAAACAGCAATTGGATCTTACTGTTGCCGACCGCAAGGCAGAATATGACGAGATTATGCAGTATGACAATCCGACGATTCGGAAAAAGCTGTTGCTTGATTTCGCAGATACTTGCGAAGGCAACTCGATGACCCTGAAAGCATCTTCTTTCCCAGGTCAGGCGACAAAGGTTATTTTGCCACTGTCCAAAATCGGCGAAAGAGAATGCTATTGCCCTACATATCCTGATGGCACTCAGCTGGCATTAGTTCGTTTTCCTCATGCAGGAACCTTTGAGATTCCTATTGTAACGGTCAATAATAAGAATTTGTCCGGGCGTAGGAATCTCGGCAATGTGCAAGATGCAATTGGCATTAACGCAAAGGTCGCAGAACGTTTATCGGGTGCTGATTTTGATGGCGACACGGTTGTAGCAATTCCAAAGTCAAGCAAGGTCGATATTAAATCCACCCCCGCTCTGAAGGATTTAAAAGACTTCGACCCCAAGATTGCATATGCTGTGCCCGAAGGAAATCCCAATGGCGTGCGCCTCATGAAGAAAGAGGAAAAGCAGAAAGAGATGGGGATTATTTCCAATCTTATTACTGACATGACTCTTCGCGGCGCACCTGAAGGCGATATTGCTCGTGCCGTCAAGCATTCCATGGTCGTTATTGATGCGGAAAAGCATAAGCTGGACTATAAACGTTCTGAACGTGAAAATGGTATCCAGGAGCTGAAGCAAAAATGGCAAATCAGAGTGCAAGAGGACGGCACTGAAAAATATGGCGGCGCATCCACGCTCTTATCCAGAAGAAAACAGACCGTTCGAGTGCCTGAGCGCAAAGGAAGTGCTCGAATCGATAAAGAGACTGGCGAAAAAATATATAAGGAGTCTGGGCGTACTTTTATTGACCCCAAAACGGGAAAGAGAGTACAAGCTATGACGGAAGTAAGTCTTATTTCCATGTACCCTAACGCACGAGACCTATCCTCCGGCACCATTCAAGAAAATTACTATGCCGATTTTTCAAATGAACTGAAGGCTTTGGCTAATCAGGCGCGGAAAGAGGCGGTAAATATGAAGGGCATCCAGAAAAGCCCTGATGCTGCCGAAAAATATAGAGCCGAGGTTGAGTCTATTAACGCTAAGCTCAATGCGGTTATTGGTAATAAGCCGAAAGAACGGCGTGCTACCATTATTGCAAACGAGAATATTAAGGCTAAAGTACAGGCTCAGGGCTTGGACTATAAGAAAGATAAGAAAGAAATCAAGAAGATCGCCGCTGTTGAGATGCAGCGCGCACGCGATTCTGTTGGTGCAAGCGGCAGCAAGACAAAGATTACGTTCACAGATCGTGAATGGGAAGCGGTTCAAGCTGGTGCAATCTCTGATTCCAAGTTGATGAAGATTCTGAACTCGTCAAAGTCAGATGAAATCATCAAGCGTGCAATGCCAAAAGCAAGTACAACGTTGTCTTCTGCTAAGTTAGGCAAAGCACAAGCAATGTTGGCAAATGGATATAGCTATGCAGAGATTGCAAAGGCTTGTGACGTTCCTGAATCAACGATTTATGACAATCTTAACAAGTAAGAAAGGCTTTGAACTATGATTCGATGCTTTTTAACCACTGTTGATAACCCTTACAGTCCTTATGAACAGTTTGAGGACTGGTATCGATTCGACACCGACAAGGGTTATAACTCGTCTGGACTGCTGATGCGGATGGCTTACACCTCTGACCAGCTCACAGATGCAGAAAATGCGTATGAAATTGAGCAGGCTATCGACCAAATTGTGGGCAATGACCCGCTCAATATCTACAAAAAGCTCAAACTCGATATCAAAGACGATGCTCCCAGAGAGCAAACAGCATAAAAGGGGTATAGGGGGTGTATTTTTCAAGCACCCCCTCCCCCAAATCGCGCCGGTCTTTGATTTTTCCCCGGAGGGAAAATTGAGAATTGGGTTTTAACTACTGCCGAGGTTTCAGGGTGTAGACTGTGCCTCGGTGGTTTTTGTAAGAGCTTATGGGAGGGTGCTCTCTTCAAACAACCTCCATTTGTCGTTTGTTCATTTTTCTTCTCCTTTCAAATGATTAGAAAGACACCACAACCGGCTCCCATAAACTCTTACAAAAGCCATTGAAAAGTGTGGGAAACAGGCAAGATTCTAGTACAAACCAAATCAAAACAGAATAGAAGGATGACAAAAATGAGGACAAAGAAAGCTGCTTCTGAAGACGTGGCTCCCATGCGGCCAACATTGTCCCCAGAAGTACGAGAAAACCAGATGATTTCCCTGGCAATGGATCTGGTGGAGAAGCGATTGCGAGAAGGAACGGCATCTTCAGCCGAAACGACTCATTTTCTGAAACTGGCTACGGTCAAATCAGAACTGGAGAAGAAAAAGCTGGAAGCAGAGAACACCCTCCTTCATGCAAAAGCCGATGCTATTCAGGCAACTAAGGATAATGCTCTTCTTTACAAGGAGGCAATTAAGGCGATGCGTGAATACGGCGGGGTGGAAGACAACGATGAATCAGAGAACATATACTGAGCTTTGCCAGTATGCGACCTTTGAGGACCGGTTTCATTATTTGCAACTGCATGGTGCTGTTGGGCATGATACATTTGGATTTGACAGGTACCTGAACCAAGACTTTTACCAGTCCAGAGAATGGAGGATGTTCCGTGACAAAATTATTGTTCGGGACATGGGATGCGACCTTGGTGTTCCTGATCACGAGATTACTGACTGGGTTGTCCGAGGTGGAAGGCTTATTCGACCACGCATCATCATTCACCACATAACCCCTATTACAAAAGAAGATGTACTGGAGCATCGAGAGTGCTTACTCGACCCTGATAATGTGATTTGCGTATCCGATCGAACACATAAGGCAATCCATTATGGGGATGACAGCATTCTGGAGCCAGTATTCACAGAACGAAGACCGGGCGATACCTGCCCATGGAGAAAAACTTGCTTTTGACAATTTAAGAATTATAAAAGACGTATACTTTGAGTCGGATACCTTTGGGGGAGAATTTGACATGAAACCGATAAGAGATTATAATGTAATAAAATACATCGACTCTATCATAGGAGGAAGTCAAATGGTTCTGGAAGGAATTCTTGGCTCATATAGCGAATGCAAGAGATACTTGCTGAACGATTCGGTAGCGGACTACATTAGCTATATAGATAATGAGCCGTTCTATATTCCGCCATCTTTCAGTGACGTAAAAACCGATAAAAAACTGTCTACTCTGAAGCCGAAATTTGTTTTGCTGTCGGCACCAGGAGCGGCGGGCAAGAGCTCTTTAGCTAAATATATTGCACATCGGTTTAATGCCCTCTACTGGAATCTGGCAAAAGTAAAAGTTGGTACGAATAGCTTTGCTGGTTCAATTCTTAATGCTGTCGGAGCGCCAAAGTATTCCGAGTTTATAGCTGATATGAACGTGGGTAATGTTTTATTGGTTATTGATGCTTTTGATGAAGCCGAGATCATTTCGGGGCGGAAAATGTTGAACAGCTTTATTGCCGACATTAGTGAAAGCTTATCAAACCATACGATGCCTACAGTGTTCCTGCTAGCGAGAACAGAAACAGCCCAATATATCGCTTCGTTCTGTGCAGAAAACAAAATTCCCGTTGCTCACTATGAAATCGGTTTTTTCGATGAAACTGCAGCAAAGTCTTTTATTGTGAGAAGTGTTGCTGGAAAGAATACTCCAACGAAGCCTGACATTACATGCGCAGAGAAGTATTATGATGTAGTCAATACCAATATCACACCTGAAGAAAGAGCATCTTTCTTGGGCTATGCACCGGTGTTGGAGGCAATATCTGCACATATAAAGGAATCTCCTAACCGTCAGAAACTGATTAGCGAGCTTGCAAATCAGAAGGACTGTGTAGCAATTATCATGAAGATAATGGACGATCTGTTGAATCGTGAACAGGCGGAAAAAGTGATTCCTGCATTTAAGGAAAGATGTGCGGCATCGCATCCTGAATTTTCTGATTGGGAAAAAGTTTATTCACCGGAAGAGCAGCTTGTAAGGATTATATACTTTATTCTTTTTCAGGATTGTAAGTATAGCAACTACGAGCTTGACTTTTTGCCTCCACAGTTGGTGAATGAATATCAGGCTGTGCTGGAAGCGTTTCTGCCGCAGCATCCATTTATACGTAATAGTGTCGAGAATAATGGACTATCGAAAAAGATTGATTTTACGGGTCCTGCATTTAGAGATTATACCCTGACGAAAATTATCTTAAACAAAGAACATGAAGCGTCCGCTGATTTGTATTTCGATGTTTTACAGAGTCAGTCTTATTTCCCGTCTCAGATTTTCTTTGATTGCTATATGAGAATCTCTGAGAAAACAATTCAGCCTAAACACATTTCGTATGTGTATGATTCCTTTAAGGCTAAAGCAACGGCGTATGAACGTCCGTATTTGGAATGCTCTGAGATTCCGGCATCCGAAACGGAGGACAGCAAGTGTTTGGCTGTTTTTGGGATGATTCCCGGGAAGAAGAAGGCTATAAAGAGAGAAGACTATATTGCTGAAATCAGCATGACCGGAGAGCCGATAGCTTTTGATCAGTTGATTAGTGTTTCCATTGATGCTCCTAGTGTTGATGTCCATATTGGAAAGAAGGGCGTTGACTGTAGGGTTTATAATTCATCAGTGATTTGTAGAAAGCTGATTTGGGAAACACAGAACATCAGCATAGAATCTTATAAACCTGAAACTTGCTTGTTGGTTGCTCATGAAGGCTTTGCAGGCGATGGAGTAATAATTGATGTTGCAAAGGCTGATGACTTAAAAGTCGATGCAGAAAATTTGACAAATTATTATTCTTTAATTCCTTATAAATACGACTTTGAGGACAGCTCGAATTTTGATATAGTAAAGTTTATTCATGCAATGCATTGTATCCTTGTTGAATTCAGAACACACAGAAAGGATACTTTGGCTAAAACTGCTGATAGGATAGATCGTGTTGTAGTTAGCAACAGCTCTGTAAAAAAGCAGGTGTTGGATTACTTGAAATCTTGTGGAATCCTTTATAATTCAGCCCATCTCTATAAGATTGATGAAACAAAGATGCAGGAAAAGGGGATTTCTTTTAATGCATTGTCACGCATGGATACTGTTTTAATGGATTCGGCGTTCCATGATTTTGACAAGTGGGTAATAAGCAATAAGAACTGATTCAATTAGCGCACTGGCTTAGCGGCTGGTGCGCTTTTTCATTTTATAAGGAGCAACTATGGACAGCATTCTCACTTCTGTAAAAAAGCTGTTGGGTCTGCCTGCAGACTATGAGGCATTCGACCCGGACATCATCATGTACATCAACACTGTGCTGATGATCCTTTCCCAGATGGGCGTGGGCCCGAAAGAGGGTTTTTTCATTTCCGACAAAAGCGCTACTTGGAACCAATTCATTGCTGACCCGGTGAAGGTGGAAGCAGTAAAAGCGTATGTGGCCGTCAAGGTACGGCTACTGGGTTTTGATGTACCCCAGAGTAGTGTGACCAAAGAGGCTCTGCAGAATACCGCATCCGAAATGGAGTGGCGGCTGAATGTAGAGCATGACTACCCGGAAGAGTAAAGCGCTTACCTTATTATAATAGGAGACCAGAAGATGGCACTGTCAAACACGGCCACGCCGATTTATTATGGCCGGTTTCGAGAGGCCGTGATTCGGGGTGAAATTCCGGTATGCCGAGAAGTCTCCATGGAGATGAACCGGATTGATGACCTGATTGCAAACCCAGGCATCTACTATGACGATAAAGCAGTTGAAGGTTTTGTCAAGTTCTGCGAGAACGAACTGACCCTTACTGACGGCGGAGACCTGAAACTGCTGGATTCCTTCAAGCTTTGGGCAGAAGAGATATTTGGCTGGTACTACTTTGTGGACCGCAGTATCTATGTGCCCAATCCCGGAGGACATGGCGGTCACTATGAGAGAAAGCGTATCAAGAAACGGCTTATCACGAAGCAGTATCTTATCATTCCTCGCGGTGCCGCCAAAACCATGTACGATGCATTCATTCAGAGCTACTTTCTGACCGTGGATGTATCGACCACCCAGCAATGCACCACAGCACCAACCATGAAGCAAGCAGAAGAGGTTCTTTCACCGATCCGTACAGCATTGGCTCGGTCGAAGGGACCTCTTTTGAAGTTTATGACGGAGGGAAGCCTGCAAAACACGACCGGCGCAAAATCTGACCGTGTGAAACTGACATCGACCAAGAAGGGCATCGAGAATTTCTTGACGAACAGTCTGTTGGAAGTACGCCCCATGACTATTGACAAGCTGCAGGGGCGAAGAGACCGTGTGGCTACTGTTGACGAATGGTTGAGTTGCGACATCCGAGAAGATCCCATCAGTGCACTCGAACAGGGTGCGTCGAAGAACGAGGACTACCTGATTGTAGCTACCAGTTCAGAAGGCACCGTCCGTAATGGTTGTGGTGATACAATCAAAATGGAGTTAATGGACATCCTGAAAGGGGAGTACATCAACCCCCATGTGTCCATCTGGTACTACAAGTTGGATTCCATCGATGAAGTTACAAACCCCGATATGTGGCTGAAGGCAAACCCGAATCTGGGACAGACTGTCAGCTACGAAACGTATCAACTGGATGTAGAACGCGCAGAAAAAGCGCCTGGCTCCAGAAACGACATTCTGGCCAAGCGCTTTAACATTCCTATGGAGGGGTATACCTACTTCTTTCCGTATGAAGAAACCCTGCCACATCGCCACCGAGATTACTGGCAGATGCCTTGTGCTCTCGGCGCAGACTTGTCGCAGGGTGATGACTTCTGTGCGTTTACATTTCTGTTCCCAATGGCGAACGGCTTCTTTGGCGTGAAAACCAGAGATTACATTACCTCTTATACACTGTCGAAGCTCCCACAGGCCATGCGCCAGAAGTACGACCAGTTCATGCAGGAAGGAACACTACAGGTGTTTGATGGCACGGTGCTTGACATGATGCAGGTCTATGATGACCTCGATAACTTCATTCAGCAGAACGACTATGATGTCCGGTGCTTTGGATATGACCCTTATAATGCCAAGGACTTTGTAGAACGCTGGTGTACAGAGAATGCACCGTTTGGTGTAGAGAAGGTCATTCAGGGCGCAAAGACCGAGAGTGTACCATTGGGTGAACTGAAGAAGCTTAGTGAACAGCGGAAACTACTCTTTGATGAAGCTCTTATGCAATTTGCCATGGGCAACTGTATTGCTTTGGAGGATACGAACGGTAACCGCAAGTTGCTTAAGCGTCGTTCTGACCAGAAGATTGATGCAGTTGCTGCTATGATGGACGCTTACATTGCATGGAAGTTGAACCGAGAGGCATTTGAGTGAATCAAACGACCTTTTGGTAGACTTCGCCATCACCGGTCATGTACAGTTTAGTTTCTTTCTTGGGGCTTTGGAGAGCATCGTCAGCAAGTTCCAGCAGAGGAAGCTCTGTTTTATTAGAAAGCTCGTCAATGGTCTTGAAGAGTTCGTTTTCGACCTCAGAATATCCGCCTTTGGGAATGGACATGCCGATGACCTTTACATCCTTGTGTGCATCCTGAATGGTGGTGCCAAATGCGCTCAGGGAACGGAGCATACGATTCTTGGAACTGGTGAGAACCTGCTTCATATCGTTGTGAATGTTTTCGAGATAGAGCTTGTTCCAGTTCTGGGAATAGTAGACCTCCATGACGCTGCTCATGACATAGAGCTGCATTGCAAGATCAAGCGTCTGCTTTGCCTGCAGAACAGCTGCACATTGCTCGGAAGGCTTACCGGATTTTTTGGAAGCAATCTTATCTTCCAGCTGGGTGGTATAAAACTCAATGTTCGATACGGCAGCAATTTTGGAATGCTGAAGGTTAGTCAGGGTAGCAGTGCGCTGGGATTCACTGAGCATGATGGACGAGAAATTGGATGCAGCGTATTTAACAAATGTAAGTTCCGCAATCAGTTGAGAGCGTTTGTCATCGTTCAGAAATTTCAGTACATCGTCAATGCTCTTACGAATTTCAGAAAGTTCAGTGCTGATATGGGCAAGGAAATACTGACCAGTTGCAAAAGATGCTACAGTGAAGATGTTCATGAGATTGACCATGTTACTTCCCACTTCATAGAGAGATGCTGTGCCAGTAAATCGACCATGTTCTCCTCGCATAATAACACTTTGGCCGCCTTGTTTCAGACTGATGAGCGTGCCTTGTACGCCTTTCGGAAATCGAACTACATAAGCTTTTGACACAATATCCGCAGCGGCAACTGCAGGCGCAAGTTGGAGCAAAGAATTGAGCCGTACGCAAGCCTCTTCCGGAAAAGAAAGCTTTTGGAACTGGGAAGTATCCTCAAAATTATAGGGGACTTCACAAGGTAAAATCTCGCAATTGAAATCTGCGGGACGCAGTTGAGAATCAGACATAGTTTCAGACCTCCTCCACACATAAAACAAGCGGATAGCCCAGTATAACACAGGGGGAGGTACGTTGGCAACAAAAATTAAGAAAAAGGAGGAGGAAACTTGTATTACAATAACCAGCTTTGGCACTGGGGAGTCAAGGGCATGAAATGGGGCGTTAGGCGCTACCAGAATGCTGATGGCAGTCTAACGGATGCGGGCAAACGTCGCTATTCAACCGACGTGGCTGCAAATGCCAAAAAGAAAAAAGATAACCGCCTGCCCGAAGAGAGTCTTAATGACCCGAATCGCTGGGTCAAAGAAGACCGAGAACGGACGAAGCGCGTGGTTGATTCTGGCAGCCAGATGGCTGGTAACTTGAAAACCCTGAATGACAAGTCCATGCGGATTCAGGCGCGTAGAACCCCTAAGATGGATCTGAGCAAAATGACAGACCAGGAGATGCGGGAACGAATCAATCGGGCCATGCTGGAGAAACAGTACGACGACATGTTCAATCCGAAGAAGGTCTATTCCGGCCGGGAAGCCGTTAGTGATACTTTGGAGATTGCAGGAAGTGTTCTGACCATTACGAGTTCGGCTCTCGGTATTGCATTGGCCATTAAGGAGCTGAAGGGGTGAAACATTCAAAATGGAGCTGTATCACCACGGAATCAAGGGTCAGAAGTGGGGTGTAAGACGATATCAGTATGCTGATGGTACGTATACTCCGGCAGGACGGAAGCGCTATGGTCCGAACCAGAACCCAAGCCGAATGGAGCATATGGCATCCACTATGGAGATGCGAGTGAAAGATTGTGTCAACACCGCTCGAACTCAGGTGACAGGGCGGCAGTATGTTGACGGTTATCTAAAGAAGGGAACGACGTTTTCTCGGATTCAGACTTCCAAGGACTTCGAGAATTTCGCGTTCTATGCTACCTATAAGAAGGCGGACAGCGACAAGTATATGGGGCTTTTCGGAAAGAATCTGATGACGCGAGCCAACTATGATGCCAAACAGGCAGAAAAGCAGGCGAACGTTTCCGGCAGCGAATCGGATTTAGCAAAGGCTACCATACTGCGCGACAAGGCCAATAGCATGAAGGTCTATCAGCTGAAACTGGAAACAGTCAAGAAGCTGAAGGTGCCTTCTGATGAGAACGCCAGTGATATTACGGCTAGACTGCTGAAAGAGAAAGAGTTCAAGCAGAATCTTGAAGCATCCATAGCTGATTCCAAAGAGAAGATGCGCAGACCTACCCAGCAGGTACTTTTCAAACAGGCAGAGAACGCTTTGAAGAAAGACCCCGCTACGCTGACTGCATCCGAAAAAGTGGCTATCTATAAGGCTCTAAACCTTTCTCTGACAAATCATAACGCACAGGAAGTGGCGGCACAGAGCCGTTTCTATGCCGAGTTGAGCAAGAAAGGCTACAATGCGCTGCTGGACTATAACGACAAGGATTATTCCAGCTACCATGCAAAGCGCCCGATGATCGTGTTTGATACAGATTCTGTCCGTCTGCAATCGGTGACAGAGACCAATCCGAAAGTCGTGGACAAGCTGTATATGCGCTACAATGCAGAGCGAATTGCAAAAGAAGTTGGAGCGAACACCATCGGCTACGTTTCCAAGCTGGGCAATAAGACGGTTTCAGAGTGCTCTGCTTATATGGAACGCAAGATGAATGATTATCTGAGTTAAGGAGATGAGAAAATGTGGCAATGGAATAATAGTGGCATGGAAATTTACCACTGGGGTATTAAAGGTATGAAATAGGGCGTTCGGCGCTACCAAAACAAAGATGGTACACTTACCCCGGCTGGTATCAGGCGATACGCCAAGCAGGATGCCGAGGAATACGCCAACGCTAAGATGTTTTATGGTGAAGGCGCTGGAAACCGGAGAAAGCCTATACTGAATTGTTCAACAAGATGATCGAGGATGAACTTCGTTAATGGAGCATTATCATCGATAGGTGGTTAGAGCTTACAAAAGCGGACATTGCATCTATTAAAATCATCAAGTAACTATCATTCAAGATTAGCGCATTGGCTTGACGCCTGATGCGCTTTTTCTTTTTGGAGGAAAAATTCAAAATGGAGATGAACATTGGCTCCAGGCTGAAACACGCCTGGAATGCCTTTCTCAACCGGGACCCTCCCGGAAGCAGGTATTATGGGGGTGGCTACAGTTACCGCCCTGATCGGATGCGCTTTTCCCGTGGGAGTGAGCGCACCATCATCAATGCCATCTATAACCGCATCGCGCTGGATGCAGCATCCATTACGATCAACCATGTAAAGCTCGATGAAAATAATCGGTTTGATTCGATTATTGATTCGGGCCTTAATTATTGCCTGAATACTGAGGCCAATGCCGACCAGACGGGCCGAGGCTTGATTCAGGACATCGTGATGACCTTTCTGGAAGAGGGCGTTGCAGCGGTTGTGCCAGAGAAAACGAACTTTGACCCGCGCTACAGCAACAGCTACGAAATCTACTCCATGCGCGTTGGTGTGCCTGTGGAGTGGTACCCGAACCATGTGCGTGTGCGGATGTTCAACGAGTTGACTGGACAGAAGGAGGAGATTACCTTCCCGAAGAAGATGGTGGCTCTGATTGAAAATCCGTTTTACGCAGTCATGAATGCTCCGAACTCCACTATGCAGCAGCTGGTGCGAAAACTGGCTTTGCTGGATGTGGTGGACGAACAGGCTGGCAGCGGAAAGCTGGACATGATCATTCAGCTGCCCTATGTCATCAAGAGCCAGGCGCGCCGAGATCAGGCCGAACAGCGCAGGGCTGAAATCGAAAAGCAGCTTTCCGGCTCCAAGTATGGCATTGCCTATACGGACGGCACAGAGCGAATTGTGCAGTTGAATCGCAGTCTCGAAAACAACATTCTGAAATCCATCGAATACCTGACGAACATGGTATACAGTCAATTGGGTGTGACACAGGAGATCCTGAATGGTACTGCGGACGAGAAAACGATGAACAACTACATGAACCGCATCATTGAGCCAGTCGTGTCGGCAATTGCAGACGAGTTCAAGCGGAAGTTCCTGACGAAGACTGCCCGGACGCAGGGTCAGAGCATCATGTTCTTCCGTGATCCGTTCCGTCTGGCACCGGTGAGCATGATTGCAGAGATGGCAGATAAGTTCACCCGCAATGAGATCATGACCCCGAACGAGCTCCGGCAGGTGATTGGTATGAAGCCCTCGAAGGACCCGAAGTCCGACCAGCTTGCAAACCGTAACATTGCCTCGGCTGATGAGAAGATGCCCATGTAGGGCGAAGAAACTTATGCTGACGAGCAGGGTTACGACTATGCAGATCAGCAGGAAGGAGTGTGAAAAATTCAAAATGGCAATCAATTTCGATTATGACTTTTCCGGTTGGGCGACCAAAGCCAATGTGAAGTGCTTTGATGGCCTGACCATTGCGCCGAATGCGTTCAAGGACTGCGATGGTAAGGTTGTTCCGGTGGTATGGAACCATGACCATAGCGCACCCGAAAGTGTTCTGGGCCATGCACTGCTGCAGAACCGCAAGGAAGGCGTATACGCATATGTCAAGCTGAACGACACATCCAGCGGTCAGACTGCCAAGGCCTGCGTGGATAATGGTGACATTGATGCAATGTCCATCTACGCAAACGGCATTCAGAAAACAGGCCGAACCGTGATGCACGGTATGATCAAGGAACTGAGCTTGGTAATTGCCGGATGCAACCCCGGTGCTCTGATCGATGAAGTCGTGAAGCACAGCGCAGATGGTACCGAAACAGACAGTTCCGAGGCCTATATTTATACCGATTCTGGTCTGAGCCTGAAGCATGGGCTGGACCCAGACGATAACCCGCTGGAGGACGAAGCGCTGCAGCATTCGGATGATTCCAGCGAAATCGACAAGGATAAGAAAGGAGAAAGCAAAATGGCTGATGCCAACGAGAAGACCGTCAAGGAGATATTTGATACCCTGACGGAGGAACAGAAGAACGTGGTTTACGCTATCATTGGCTCTGCCCTGGATGAAGGCAAGGGCGGTGAGAGCGACGACAAGGGTGATGGTGAGGAGGACAATACTATGCACCACTGCTTTGAGAACGACAACAGCGGCACTGTGCTGAAGCACAGCCTGGACGACATCAACGGTATTATCGCAACTGCCAGCAAGCACGGCACTCTGCGCGATGCTTTCCTGGATGCAGGCATTACCGGCGATGAGCTGGCCCACAGCATCGAGAACATGGACTACCTGTTCCCGGATGACCACAATCTGGATACGGTACCCCGCATTGTGGACCGCGACCAGACCTGGGTTGACAAGGTTATGAATGGCGTCCATCATGTGCCGTTTGCCCGCGTCAAGGTCATGTTTGCTGACCTGACCGAGGATGAGGCCCGTGCCAAGGGTTACATCAAGGGCAACTACAAGAAGGAGCAGGTGTTCAAGCTGCTGAAGCGTTCCACCACTCCGACCACCGTTTACAAGAAGCAGCGCTTCGACCGTGACGACATTGTTGATATGTCCACCATGGATGTGGTCAGCTTTGTAAAGAAGGAGCAGCGCGGCAAGCTGAACGAAGAGCTCGGTATGGCTTTCCTGATCGGTGACGGCCGCGACGATGCCAGCGATGACAAGATCAACGAGCTGAACATCCGCCCCATCTTCAACGATGACGATTTCTACACCATCAAGGTCGTGGTTCAGCCCGGTACCAACGCAAACGAGGATGCCAAGGCCAAGGCAACCATCAAGTCCATCATCAAGGCCCGTAAGGAGTACAAAGGCTCTGGTTCTCCGACCTTCTACACTACCGATGATGTGCTGACTGACATGCTGCTGCTGGAGGACGGCATCGGCCATCCGCTGTACGCTGACGAGGCTGCTCTGGCCCGGAAGCTGCGCGTGAAGGAGATTGTTACTGTTCCTCGCATGGAAGGCCGCAAGGGTGCCAAGGGCGGCGACCTGCTGGGCATCGTGGTCAATCTGGCCGACTATACTGTGGGTGCCGATAAGGGCGGCGAGGTCAACATGTTCGATGACTTCAACATCGACTACAACCAGCTGATCTACCTGATCGAGACCCGCTGCTCCGGTGCAATGACTACTCCGTATGGCGCAATGGCCATCGAGATGGATGCCGCCAACTCTTCCAAGGCTTGATAAGGAGATAAAACGATATGCTGAACAAGCTCTATGAGCAGGGCAATGACCTGCATGTTGCAAACTACATGGCCTACGGCAAGACCGCAGACCACAAGCTGTACGCTGATGCAGCGTTCAAGAAGACCGTGACCGAGGCTGAAATCAAGGATGCGTTCCAGAAGGGCCGCCTGATCATCGTCGAGGGCGCAAACTACCTGCTGCCCGTTGCCTTTGGTACCACCGGCGTTGTGACCGTGACCGCAGGCGAGACTGTGAAGACCCAGGCATGGGCAGCTTCCGCAACGGCCTGATTTCTTTTGCAAATCAAGTTAGTATAATCTAACTTCAAAATGGAGTGAAATGCTATGAGCAAGTGGTTTGGAAAAATCGGTCTGGTGCAGACAGTTGAAACGGAGCCGAGCATCTTTGAAGAAAAAGTGACCGAGCATGATTGCTATGGCGAGCTTTTAAAGAATACCCGGCGTGTCCAGACTGCCGACAAAGTAAATGACGACCTAACCATCGCAAATACTTTGAGCATTTTGGCCGACCCGACGTTGTACAAGCACTTTGACTCCATCAAATATGCAGAGATTATGGGTGCTAGATGGAAAGTGACAGAAGTGCAGATCGACTATCCGCGGCTGACACTTACCCTGGGAGGACTGTACAATGGCGGAACCCCGGCAGAAACTTGACGCTATTTTGCGCCAAATCGTAAAAGATGCGTGCGGTAAAGAGAATGTGTACTACCAACCCCCGGCAAATCTGCGAATGAGTTACCCATGTATCTGCTATGAACAATCTAAAATACAGAATGCCGCTGCCGATAACAGAGTTTATTTGCAGCGGATTTTTTATCAGCTGACAGTCATCGATTCACGACCGGATTCCAAAATAACGAAAGCACTTATGCAAATGGCTAAGTGCCACTATGACCGGCCGTACAAGGCTGATAATCTGTACCACGACGTTATAACGATCTATTTCTAAAAAGGAGGAAACTCGAATGGCAAAAATCGAATGGGATAAGACCGGCGAGCGCAAGTACCAGCTGGGTGTTAGCAATGTTGCTCTGTATAAGCAGGACAAGGGCGCTTACCCCAAGGGTGTGGCGTGGAACGGCATTACCGCAATCAAGGAGAGCCCGGATGGCGCTGATGCTACCGACCTGTGGGCCGATAACATCAAGTACGGCAGCATCCGTGCAGGCGAGAAGTATAACTTCACCCCGGAGGCCTACTTCTATCCGCCTGAGTTCGGCGAGTGCGACGGCAGTGCAGAGGTGGCTCCTGGCGTGACCATCAGCCAGCAGAAGCGTAAACCCTTTGGCCTGACTTGGCAGACCCTCATTGGTAGCGATGAAGATGATGAGCTAGGCTTTACCCTGCATCTGGTGTGGGGCGCAACTGCATCTCCTTCTGAACGCAGCCATGAGTCCTACAATGACAGCCCGGACGCTGAGACCTTCAGTTGGGACTGCAATACTACCCCTGTCAAGGTGACTGGCTATAAGCCCACCGCCCATATGGAGCTGGATAGCACCAAGGTGCCTCAGGCCAAGATGGAGAGGCTGCTGAACATTCTGTACGGCACTGCCAACACCACCCCGTATCTGCCGCTGCCGGATGAGGTTATCAAACTGATGACCACCTGATCCATTCAAAATAGAATCGACTTTGTAAAGGAGAAAGAAAAATGATTACCGAAACTCTGACTTATGTGGACTTTGGCGGTACCGAGCGTACCGAAGACTTCTATTTCAATCTGACTGAGGCAGAAGTGCTGAACCTGTCGCTTTCCAAGGAGGGCGGCATGGAGGCGTACATCAAGAAGATCGTGAACGCCAAGAGCCAGCTGGAGTTGGTTAAGCTGTTCCAGGATGTTCTGCGCATTTCCTACGGCAAGAAGAGCGAGGACGGCCGTCGCTTTGAGAAGAGCCCGGAGATCTTTGCAGATTTCGAGGCTACTCAGGCCTATAGCGATTTCTATATGTCGCTTGTCACCAATACGGAGAAGGCAATTGCCTTTATCAATGGTCTGTGCGATACCAAGCCTACGAAGGCTGAACCCGCACCTCAGATCGCAGGCAATGCGCCTATCGCACTGCCTAACGGCTAACATTTAACAGCACAGGGAGGCAGGCAGAATGCTGAAAATCACAATTCCTAAACAGGAATATTGGGATGCACGAACGCAGGAATTTGTGCAGCTGAACGCTGTAACGCTCCGGTTAGAGCATTCGCTTGTCTCCCTGTCTAAATGGGAAATGAAGTGGCATGTTCCTTTTTTCGGTAACGATTCACTGACAAGGGAACAGATGGTCGATTATGTTCGGTGCATGACGGTTACGCAAGGTGTTGAGCCGAGCGTGTATCTTCGACTGACAGAATCGAACATGGCAGCCATTTACAAATATATGGACGAACCGATGACGGCAACATGGTTTCCGGGTGAGCCAAAACCGTGCGAGCCCAGAATACCGCAGAAGAGTAAGCCTCGCCCGAAGATTAAGGTGAAAGTAAAAGCCTTAACAAGCGAGGCAATTTATGCGCGTATGTTTGCCGCCCACATTCCCTTGGAATGCGAAAAGTGGCATCTTAACCGTCTATTCACGTTGATTCGAGTTTGCAACGAGGAACGGAAGCCGCCTAAGAAGATGAGCAAAAGCGAGGCTCTTAGCAGACAGCGTGCATTGAATGAAAAACGCCTGAAGGAATTTGGTACGAGGGGATAAACGATGCCAAAAGTGGTGATGTTTCGGCAAAAAGGCGATTTCAGGCGAACGAGCGATTTTTTGAAACGAGCCAACAGACTGAATTTGGATGCAATCCTGAATCAGTATGGTCAGGAAGGTGTGGAAGCATTGCGTGCGGCAACGCCGAAGGACACCGGAACAACTGCAAACAGCTGGAGTTATGCCGTTCATAAGGGAACAGGCTCTATCACCATAACATGGTCGAACTCGAACATTGTGGACGGTATGCCCATTGCGGTAATTCTGCAATACGGGCATGGCACTCGAAACGGCGGGTATGTGCAGGGAACAGACTACATCAATCCGGCGATGAAGCCGATTTTTGATAAAATCGCTCAGCGAGCATGGGAGGAGGTAAAGAGAGGATGAGCAGGGAAGTCGATGAGCGTGTTGTTCAAATGCAATTTGACAATGCGCAATTCGAGAGAGGCACCCGACAGACCATGGGCACCTTAGAAAAGCTGAAGCAGTCACTTCAGTTCAAAGGCGTAGAAAAAGGGTTTGAGCGCATTAGCTCTGCCTCCCAGAAGGTCGATTTTTCGGAAATGACCAGAGCATTGGAGTCTATCGAGAGCAAGTTTTCGGCCGTTAATGTAATTGCCGTTACGGCGCTGACCAGCATTACCAATAAAGCCATTGCTACCGGAGAACGGCTCGTAAAGGCTTTGTCGCTTGACCCCATCATTAGTGGCTTTCAGGAATACGAAACCCAGATCAATGCAGTTCAGACAATTCTGGCCAATACATCGAGCAAAGGTACGACGTTGGATCAGGTCAATGCTGCACTGGATGAGCTGAATCATTATGCTGATCTGACAATTTACAATTTTACGGAAATGACCCGTAATATTGGTACATTTACAGCAGCGGGCGTTGATCTGGACACATCAGTTGCGGCCATCAAGGGTATTGCCAATCTTGCAGCTGTATCCGGTTCGACCAGCCAGCAGGCTAGTACCGCCATGTACCAGCTTTCTCAGGCACTGGCTTCTGGTACTGTGAAGTTGCAGGACTGGAACTCTGTGGTCAACGCAGGCATGGGCGGTCAGGTATTCCAAGACGCGCTGAAAGAAACGGCTCGTGTGCATGGTGTCGCTATTGACAGCATGATTGCAAAAGAAGGCTCCTTCCGCGAAACCTTGTCCAAGGGATGGCTGACTTCTTCTATTCTGACCGAGACTCTTCAGAAATTCACCGGCGATCTCAATGAGGAAACTTTGAAATCCATCGGCTATACCGATGAGCAAATCAAGAAAATCATGGAGATGGGCAAGACTGCAAACGATGCTGCAACGAAGGTTAAAACTTTCAGCCAGCTGAAAGACACCTTGGCAGAGGCATTGCAGTCCGGCTGGACCCAGACTTGGCAGACTGTTATCGGTGACTTTGAAGAGGCAAAGGAGCTTTTTACAAAGTTCAGTGATGTGTTTTCAGACCTGATCAACAAGTCGTCCGAAGCCCGTAATACGGTGCTGGAGGGCGGTCTGAACAGTGGCTGGCAGCAGTTGCGCACCGCACTGGGCGACAGTGCTGACTTTTATAGTCAGATGCTGGAAAAGGTCATGCTTGCAAATGGTTCCATCAGTCAAAAGCAGATTGATGATGCCGGTAGTTTTGCTAAGGCTTTGCAACAGGGCGGCGTTTCTGCGGAGCAGCTTCAAAATGGATTGAATGAATCGACCCAGCAGTTGCAGGCGTTGAGTAAACTTAGTGATAAGGAACTCATGGCAAAAGGGCTTGACCCGACGCAGGTTAAAGCTCTGGCAAAGAGTTTTGAAGAAGTCAACCAGAAAATTGCTGACGGCAGTTTGAATCTTGATATGTATTCAAAAAAGATTGGCGAACTCTCTGGCCGAGAGCATTTGATCCAGTCTATTTGGAACATTTTTGAGGCTATCGAAAAAGTTGTTCAACCTGTGATGAAGGCATGGCAGAAGATGTTTTCTCCTGTCAACGCCGAACAGATTTACAGCATTGCCGAAGCAATTGACAGCTTTACTGCAAAGCTCAGCATCAGTGATGAAACCGCAGATAAAATCGAGCGAACGTTTAGTGGCGTTTTTGCAGTGCTGAATGTTGGAAGAAATGTACTTTTAGCCGTTGGCAAGGTTCTGGGAGAGGTATTCAATGCTGCATCTCCACTTGCTGGCGGCTTTTTAAGTATTGCAGCAGCACTGGGCGATTGCTTGGTCGAGATGGCCAATGCAGTCAACAATTCTACCGTATTTAAGACCGTTCTCGATGGTATCCACTGGATTATTGGGAAAGTGTCCGAAGGAATGCAGGCCTTTGCAGGGGTATTGACCAATGTGTCGAATAACGTCTCTGTCGTGTTCGACCCGTTAAAGACCCTTGGCGAGTGGTTTACTTCCTTCATCAACTTTATTGCACCGGGGCTTTATGCATTTGGCTCTTCGGCGGACAAAATTTTTAAGGGGTTTGGTGCAAGCGCAAAGGAAGCCTTTAACAGTCTTGACACCGAGAAACTTGCAAATATTATCAACAGCGGCTTAGTTGCTGGTATTCTTGCAGGTGTCAAGGGCTTCCTAAAGGGAGCGCAAGAGCTGACTTCCAGTGCAGGAGACGTTATTGGAAGCATTAAAGATGTGCTCAACTCCCTTGGTGAGGCAATTGATGCATGGAAGCAGTCCAAGAAAGCCGAAACAATGATGACGATTGCAAAGGCTGTTGCCATTATGGCGGCATCTTTGACAGTGCTATCCATGATCAAGCCGGAGCGACTAGCTGGCGGGATTGGCGCACTTACTGCAACAATTGGCGAACTTGTCGGTGCATTTTTGCTGCTCGATAAATTTGGCGGAAAAACGAAAAGCGCTAAGATTGGTGCAATGTCAGTGGCAATGGTTGCTATGGCATCGAGTGTCCTCATTCTGGCAGGTGCTGCTGCAAAACTGGCATCTATCGACAGCGGAAAGTTAGTTTCGAGTATTGTTGCCCTTGGCTCTATCATGGGCGGGATGACTACTGTTTCGGTCGTGCTCTCTAAAACTGGCGGTAAGTTCATGAAGGGCGCTACCGGCATGATTGCCTTTGCGACAGCTATTCGGATCATGGCGAGCGCTGTAAACGCCATGAGCGGACTGAGCTGGGACCAGATGAAGGTTGGTCTTATGGGAATCGGCGTTCTTTGCATTGAACTGGGCGCTTTTCTGGCAGTATCCAAGTTTGATAAGCTCGGCGTTTTGAAGGGGACCGGGCTTATTCTGCTGGCATCGGCTCTGAATATTCTTCAGTCTGCAGTTGCAAAGTTTGGTAGCATGAATTTGAACGAGATTCAAAATGGATTGATCGCAGTCGGCGCTGCGCTGGCTGAGTTTGCGGCATTTGGGATTGTTGCAGGTTTTTCAAAGAAAATGCTTGCCAGCTCGGTTTCCGTGCTCATTCTTTCCAGTAGCATGGTTGTTCTCAGCAGAGCCATGAACTCCATTTCTGGTTTGGACGGAGAGGGCATAAAAAAGAGTCTCATTGCAATTGGTGGCGCTCTTGCAGAATTCGTCCTTGCGCTGAATTTGACCAAGGGCACCCTCGGTTCAGCGGCTTCGCTGACTACCATGACCGTGGCAATCAACCTTCTGGTTCCGGCTCTGACAGGACTTGGCAATTTAAGCCTTGCACAAATCGGAACGGGACTGCTGGCAATTGCTGGTGCATTCGGTGTGGTTGGAGCTGCTGCGTTCATTCTAGCCCCGTTGACACCAGTCATTATGGCACTATCTCTTGCTATGAGTGCACTGGCTATTAGTCTTGGTGCACTTATGGCGTTGGCGTCTGTGTCTCAGTTCTTTGGAAATCTGGCGTCAAGTTTGAGCCTTTTGAACAGTCTGAACTTCCAAGTATTTCTGAATGGAATCAAGGCTGTGGCATGGCTGCTGGTTGAATTTGTAGCTGGCATTTTTAAAGGACTGGCTACGATTGCTGGGACCATTGCAACTTCTATTGCGGCTATTATTACGGCAGTTTGCGATGGTATTGCGCAGGCAGCACCAAGTATTGGCAATGCACTGGCTCAGCTTATCGTGACGGTTTGTAACGTTATCGTGCAGTGCAGTGAGCCCATTGGACAGGCTTTGTTCACGCTGGGTACTGTGGCGATTCAGACCATCATCGACTTGATTGCATGGGCCTGGGATGGCGGTGGCGGCGAAGGAGGCGGCATTAAGGGTGCTCTAAGCAGTTTGTGGGCGAATATTACGAGCTTTATTGGCGAGAAATTCAACCCTGCAAATTGGTTCAAGGAAGGCAGCTTGCTAGATGGGCTATTCGGAGCAGCCAACAAAGCAGCAGACGAACGTGACGCTACTGAGTATGGCAAATCTGTTGGCGATAAACTAGCAGAAGGCATGAATAACAGCCAGAAGGATGTTAGGGAAAGCAGTGTCAATCTGGCCAAAACGGTAGAGGACGCCACCAGAGAAACCGCAGGCATCAATTCTCCCAGCACTATGATGGAGGAAAACGGTTACTGGCTGGACATGGGACTGGCACAGGGAATGGAAGGCACTGCTGGTATGGCTGCTATTACGGCGGCATGTGGCAATATTTCGTCTACCATCAACAGCCAGTTCCGAGACTATTGGGGTATTCACAGTCCGAGTACCGTTTCTCAGGGAGATGCCAGCAATATTCTGGCGGGCATGTGTATCGGCTTTAGCCAGACAGATGGGTTGCAGAACAGTCTCTTGGCATTGAATGGCGGCATCCGTTCGACCCTTCTTAGTGGCATGGATACAACCAAGACTGATGTTACGAATAAAGCTACCAATATTGTTGGCGCCCTGAGCGGCGTGTTTGGTGGAACGACTACAACAGCCGAGGATATTCTGAAGACGTTGGGCGGATCTAGTTCTACGACCACAAAGCCCACTACGACGGGCCACACCAGCTCGACGAAGAAAACCGGAAAAACTCTGGCGGAGCAGATTGCCGAGAACTATTCCAAGAAGCTGAAAGCCAACAAATATTTGTTGGAAGCAGCCGATAAGGAATACTCTCTGTGGGAAGCCCGCGAGGGTGATATTGCAACCAATGAGCAAATTACCCAGAAAAGAAGCGAATATATTGGCACAAAGATCACTCGGCAAACCAGCCGTGTGAAAATTGCGCAGGAGCAATATGACGCGCTTCTCAAACGAGTGGGCAAGAATAACGACAAGACACGCGAAGCCTACAACACCCTGATGGACGAGCAGGCTACGCTGGAAAATCTGAAGAAAACCCAATACGAAGATACATATTCCGATTTGTTTGATCGGTACGATGACGAAAGCAGCACTGCTGAAAACGAGTACAGCTTCTGGAGCAGCAAGTACGAAAAGACAGCAACTGCTGCAGAAAAGTCGAACAAACAAATCGAACTTATCAACAAGAAAATCGGGATTCAGGCTAAAGCACTGACTACGGCAGAAGAAGAATACACGAAAACCAAGGATGCGTTCGGTGAGGAGAGCCGTAAGACCCAAGAGGCATATGCGCGGTATTTGAAAGAGCAAATCGAGTATCAGCAGTTGGTGAATAGTCTTAACAATGCTGAGCTTGACAGGTTCGATAAACAAAATGAGCGCTATGCTTTGGAGATGAAGACGTATTCCAACCAGCAGAGCATTCTTCTGAAGCTGTTTGAAGATGGTGATTATGGTGTTGTGACCTCTACCATCAACATGGGTGCTGCGCTGCGAAATATGTCCTACCAGCTGAAGCGCACCACGAATGCTTACGACAAGTATAACGAGTATGTACAGGCCGGAACGCAGAATACGGATGATGGACTGGCAGCTCTCCATGAACTGCAGGACGAGCGTTATAACTTTATTGGGTATGCGGAAGCTTTTGCTGATGCGCTTAATATGAGCGATGATGCAAAAAAGGTTACCATGCAGCTTGGCATTGCCATTGCTGATAACTGGAAGTCTATCTCAAACGGATTCAATAAAGCATGGGGCAAAGTGCAGGAGTCGTATCCGGCAATTGCGCAGAAGCTCTCAAATTTCATTGGTTTGTATATGCGCGACGGTGCTGCGGAGACCATTACTGCTTCGATGTCTGCTGTTGTAGCAGCCATGAATGGCGATTATGGCACAGCCATCAGTTCGACCATCAGTGCATTACTGAATTTCCTCGGGTCTGACTTTGGAAAGACTCTGATGGATACGGTTAAGAATGGCTTTACGACATACATGCCGAAAATTGCATCCTTCATTGGTAAACTCTTTGAGGATGGCGGTTTGCTGGCAGATATCGGTAAGGTTGTTATGGGGCTGTTTGGAGAAGGCGGTGTATTAGCAGGCGTTGGAGAAGCCGTTATGGGTGTTCTGACAACCATTGCAGCTGCTATTGGTATAACGGTACCAGAACTCGGACTAATTATGTTGGCGATTGCTGCTATTGGTGTGGCTGGTTTTGCGCTTATCAAAAACTGGGATAAGGTAAAAGAGTGGTTTGCTAATTTTGGCGAATGGATCTCGAATCTGTTTCAGAATATTGCTGAGGGCATCGGAAACTTTGTGTCCAACTTGGTGGAAGGCATCGGCAATGTATTCAAGAAAATCTGGGAAGTCGGCAAGAACATCGGTCAGGGTCTTTGGAATGGTGTGACCAGTGTAGCCTCTGGCATCTGGAATGGTATCAAAGGCTTGGGCAGTTGGATCGTGAATGGCTTTAAGAGCATTTTCGGTATCCATTCTCCCTCGACTGTTATGGCTGAGCTGGGCGCTTACATGGGACAGGGCTTTGCAAATGGCATCGCCAGTACCGAGGATGGTGTGAATCGTTCCATGGACGATATGACCAGCTCTGCACTTGACATTGCCATGAATGCGGCCCAGATGCTCTATGATGTTGCAACCGGACAGGAGACTGCTGAACCGATTTTTACGCCGGTGCTGAATCTTTCTGACTATGCATCTCCGACCAGCTGGGCAGCTACACAGGCATATACGCCTTCTGCTGAAACAGCGGAACGTGTGTATCGCAGTAATGAACTTGCACAGAGAATTGGTGGAAATCAAAATAGAGCGTTTACGAAGTCCCAGTCGGACAATAGCGATGTGGTAAATGCAATTAGCCAGCTGGGCAATCGCGTGGACCGAATGGCAGAATCGATCAGTAAAATGAAACTTGTGCTTGACAGCGGAAAGACTGTTGGCGAGTTGGCACCAAAAATCGATTCTAACATGGGCGGAAGAAATATTCTGGCAGAAAGAGGGGTGATTTGATTGGAACGCGAGTATTCTGTGAATTTTGGACAGTACAACACGTGGTCTGATTGGCACCTCACGCCTGCAGAACGGCCTATCGTTGTGCCTCCTACCGAAAAAACGCATAATATCGACTTGCCGGGTGGCAGTGGTGTAATTGATGCAGCACAAGCGTTGACGGGCTACCCGGTATTTAACATGCGAGAAGGAAGCTGGGATTTTTATGTAGAAAATGATATCGAACCCTTTATGACGATCTACAGCAAGGTGATGGCCGCACTTCAGGGCAAACGACTTCGTGTTAGTTTGGAAGAAGATGCGGCCTATTTTTATGAAGGCCGATGCTGGGTGGACAATCCCAAACAAAGCAACGGTCACACCATGCTCACCATAAACTACAGCTTGAACCCGTACAAGCATAAGTTTGCGGACATTGGAAAAGTTGTGAAAATTGCCGTTAATGGCAGCGCTACTATTTTCTCTGGTTCGGTCAGCAATTATACGGGCGAGCCGATTTGTCCGAAATTGGGCATCGAATTGTCTTCTGGGAATACTATGTCCATCGAGTTCACAACATCTAGCAGACGGTATACAACATCGCTTGCAAAGGGCACATGGGTTGATCCCATTATCATGCTGATACCAGGGGAAACGACGTCTATTGTTGCGAAAGGCTATGGTACAGTGAGCTTACAGGCGATTGGGGGATGGTTATAGTATGTTTAGCGTATACGCTGACGACAAACTGTTCTATTCGCCACGACTATTGGATGAGAGATATGCCATTACAGAACCTCAGGCAACGCTTGAACTGAATAAAGCAGGCAGCTTTACGTTTAATTTGCCATCCATCAATCCGATGTACTCCAGTTTGAAAAAACTGAAGACGATCATTACGATTCGAGAAGATGACGAGGTGCTCTGGAAAGGTCGTGTATTAAACGATGCGAAAGACTTTTACAACACCAAGGCAGTTACTTGTGAAGGTGAACTGGCTTTTCTGAACGATATTCAATATGAACCACATGATTACTCCAAAAAAGGAATCAAAATGGGGGAGTATTTCAAGAAGCTTATTGAGCACTATGCTTCTGAATGTTCGGAAGAGCGAATGATCAAACTCGGTAATGTACGAGGAGCCTTTACGGATGTGCTTATCTATCCCAAAACAACGGACTACACGAACGTTTGGAATCTTATTTCCGGCAATCTTATTGGTGCATCGACCGGTAAAGTTGGTAAGGACGAGGTAGACCTGAGTGATTACGATAGATATTTGTACATCCGAAGGGAAAAAGGTGTATCTTACATTGATTTTGTGGACGACATTGGAAAAGCATCTAGCCAGATTATCGAATTTGGCAAAAATCTTTTGGATTTGAGTGAGTATGTGGATGCTTCCAATGTTTACACACAGATCATTCCGCTTGGCAAAGCTGACAGCAAAGGAAACCGTGTTGATATCAAACTTGTAAATGGCGGAAAAAACTATTTGCAGTCTGATAGTGCCATTGCACTCTTTGGCAAAATCCAAAAATCAGTTATCTGGGAAGATGTAACCAATCGAAACACTTTGAAAGCAAACGGGCAACGAATGCTGAATAAGGCTGTTGAGATGGCAATTAAAATTACGATTCGTGCATTCGACCTGCATCGAATCAATGTCAATACTGACAAAATTGATTTTGGTGACAAAGTTCATGTTGTAAGTCTGCCGCATGAAATCAGTTCGGACTTTCTTTGTTCCAAGATTGTATTCACACTCGATAATCTTGAAAATACAGAGTATACGTTCGGATTGGATTTTGAAACCATGTCTGGTAGCTTTGCATCCTACAAGCGTACCTACCAGTATAAAATGGAAAGCGCACTGGAGATCGGTAATCAGAATACGCAGGGCCTTCTCGATGCGATGACCCGTATGGACTCTTTGCAAACACAAGTAGATAGCAGCATCTGCTCATGGTTTTATCCCGGTGTTCCTACAGCAGAAAACTATCCAGCTGTTGAGTGGACAACACCTGAAGTAAAACATGCTCACATCGGTGACCTGTACTATGACAAGTCAACGGGTATTGGATACCGCTGGACAGAGAATAGTGGGGGTTACTATTGGGATGTTATCGAAGACAAGCAAGTTCAGCAGGCTTTGCAGGATGCCTCACGGGCACAGTCTACTGCGGATGGAAAAGTGCGTTGCTTCAGCGCCCAGCCGTACCCTCCGTATGAGGTTGGTGACCTTTGGGTACAAGGTGGCAGTGGTGATATTTTGTGCTGTCAGCATGACCGTGAAAGCGGCAGTTATGTGGCAAGTGATTGGGTGAGAGCATCGAAGTACACCGACGACACCAAAGCTATTGAAGCCGGAAAAACAGCAACAGATTACATCAAAGATGGCGTAGGTGGAATTCAGGTTGGTCCCAATGGAAGCAGCAATGTAACCATGACTGATGAGGGGCTAGTTTTTAATGGCATCCGTAATCTGGTTCCTCTTTGGGAAAATGCTGATCCTACATCCGGTATGGCAGGAGGAACAGTTATCTGTTCAGATGGGCGTCTGGCATCTTACGCAGCAATTGCAATTGGTTGTCAAGAATATTACACAAGCCCATTTGATAGCGCTTCGACAGAAGGCGGCCTGATCCAGTACACAATCGTAGTGCTGAATGGAAAGGAAGCACGTTGTTCTTATGCGTGGGATAAACCTCGTGCACGTAAGGTAACTGCCAGTAAAAACGGAATCACCTTTGGACCGGGCGGCTACTACGACACCAAAAAACTGGACAATTGGATATGGCCGTGGACTGATGTGACATACGGCGCAAAGTTCGATGCTCACAATCAGTGCTGCGTGCCAGTCGTTGTTTACGGATTTCTTTGAGGAGGTGGTGCTATGTATGTTACTACGTATAAAGTGGATGGGACGATTACCAGTATTGGAAAGGTGAACGATTCTTTCCCTGTAGACCGCGAGCATCCTCCTGATGGCTTGCTGTACACGGATGAGATACCGGATGGCCGGGGTATCATCTTGCAGTATAGAATTCAAAATGGAGAATTTGTTTATTCCCCACAATCGACAACAACCGAAGATAAGACCGAAGAAGAGGAGGTAACTTATCAATGACTGAATTGAATCTGATCCTTTCTAAGAATGGTCAGGCACAGCTGGCAGATGGCAGCAGCACCCTGAACATGGGCTATGAGGGCAACAAGAGCGTTTATGCTCTGCGTATCTCGCCCCGTGATGAGTGGGCAAACCTGACCATCAGCGCCTACTGGCACACCCCGAACAAGGAGATCACGCCTCCGGCAACCCTGTTCGCAAACAATGTGGCAAACGTCCCGGCTATCGTGACCGCAATCTCTGGTGAGGGCAAAGTGACCTTCCAGGGCATTCGCGATGGCGTAATCGTCACCAGTGCAGACGTGCCCTACACCGTTGGCGAGAACAGCGGCACCGAAATGGCAGACCTTCCTGATGAGGGCAGCACTACCTGGGAGCAGCTGATTGCTGCAACGCAGGCAAGCGCAGATGCAGCACGCAAGGCTCAGGCAGCAACTGAAAAGGCGGCTACTGGTCTGGAAGCTGTTCTGACCGCTTCTGCTGCAGCACACAACGGCATCTTCCGTGGTAAGAACCTGGGTTCTGCTCCCACGGAGGAACAGCTGGCAGCCATCAAGGCGGGCACCTTTGACGACCTGTACGTGGGTGACTACTGGTCCAATGGCAGCGTGAACTATCGCATTGGTGGTTTTGACTACTACCTGAAGTGCGGCGATACCAGTTTCGAAAGCCATCATGCGGTCATCGTGCCGGATACCCAGCTGTATACCCACAACATGAACGCAACCAATACGACTGAGGGCGGCTATGTCAACAGCCTAATGCGTCTGGAAGGTCTGGCACAGGCCAAGGAGAAGGCGGTTGCAGTGTTTGGTGCAGACCATGTGCTGACCCATCGTGTCTACCTGACCAATGCTGTGACCAATGGTAAGCCTTCTGGCGGCGCATGGTTCGATAGTGATGTGGAGCTGATGAACGAGAACATGGTCTACGGCAGCCATATCTTTGCTCCTGGCTGCGACGGCAGCACGATTCCCACGAACTATACTGTGGAGAAGAGCCAGCTGCCCCTGTTCCAGCTTGCACCGCATCTGATCTCGAACCGCCAGTGGTTCTGGCTGCGGGATGTAGTTTCGTCTACGTCCTTCGCGGCTGTGGGCAACTACGGTGTTGCGTACTGCGACGGCGCTTCGACTGGGACTGGCGTTCGTCCCGCTTTCGTCATCGGCTGATCAGCCATCAGGCGGCCTTGTGCCGCCGTTATTTTTTTGTTTGAAAGAAGGATTTTTGCGTGTCTAATATTCCTAAAAGTAGGAGAAAAGCGACCTCATTGGATGCTTTGGCACTGGCCCAGAATATTCGCTCTGAAATTACAACAGAGTTGATGCTGACTTTTGGGTACAGCGAAAAACGGCTGGAACAGCACATCCGTAAAGTCACAGATTATATTCAGGACGATGCGCTGCGGGAACGAGCTGCAGCTCAACTTCGGGAGACTAATCAGGACTTTAGTATGTGGTTTATTGAGAAAGAGCGGGACGAGGTTCTGATGCTTTCTCGTGGAATATCGGCACACCTTCGGGCAGCCAATACGATCAGCCCTGTCAATATGAGTGAGTTTGAGGAGCGCAGACTGCAACTGGACAAAGCGCTGGAATGCTGCAATGTGCTCCAGGACGAACTGAACTATATTGCAAAAGTTCTGCCTGCTGACAAAAATAAATACACGCGCATTGTATTGAAGCTTGAGAAAGACTTCAATCTCATTAAAAAATTGCGGCAATCTGATAACGGGCGTTTCCTACCGCACATTCAGGCAGCCGCAAAGACCGAATAACAACAATCGGGTAGCCTTTGAAAAGTTTCGTCTACGTACTTCGCGAATGTGAACAACAACGGTAATGCGAACTACAACAACGCTTCGAATGAGAATGGCGTTCGTCCCGATTTCACATCCGTGCATTATGGACAGGATTCCCTGCACGGCAATGGGAAAGGAAAGGCTATCCGTTCGGGAGATAATCCCCCGATGAATGATAACTGTGACGGTTCCGGTTACGACCGATGAACTTACAGCGCAGTTTATGAGGCAAAATGAATCCTTATTACGACACAAACGTTCTCTATGATGCGGGAGACCGCGCAATGAGTGGCTCCCAGTTTAAGTATGCTTCGAAACTTTATAAGTTGAATCAGCTTCTCATCACAGCAAAATTACAGAAGGCACTTCAAAATGGAACTTACCATCCGAAAGGGAGTATGAAGTTCCGATATCGTGAGCGAGGAAAGGAACGCCTCATTTCCAGCATCGTGACCCCTGACAAGGCGGTGAATCATGTAATTTGTGACGAGGTACTGACTCCATATCTACAAAAGTTTCTACAGTACGACAATTCGGCATCCCAAAAGGGAAAGGGTGTTGCATTCCATCGAAGACGCTTTGAAAATGACCTGCGTAACTACTACCGCGAAGAAGGCACGAATGAAGGGTATGTGCTTTTTATCGACTTCAGCGGGTACTATGCGAACATTCAGCATGAACCGTGTAAGGCGGTGCTTCATGAGCTACTCGAAAAGAGTGGTCTGAGTGATGAACTTCGGCTTATCACCGAGGACTTGATGGATGAAATTTTCAAGACGTTCGAGATGGATGTCAGCCGATTCTCGGACGAGGACATTGAAGCCATGATGAATGGCAAGGTTGACCCTTTTATGAACATGGGCGTGCCGAAAGAGCTTTTGACCGGTGAAAAGATGATGGCAAAGGGAGCCGATATTGGCAACCAGCTGGCGCAAAACATTGGTATCACATTTCCTTACCGAATCGATAATTACTGTAAAATTGTCCGCGGCATGAAGCATCAAGGCCGCTATTCTGACGATATGCATATCATCCATCGGAGCAAAGAAGTGCTTCTGGGAGTTTTGGAAGGCATCAAGAAAATTGCAGCAGAGTATGGGCTGATTCTCAACGAGAAAAAGACACATATCTGCAAACTTTCCAGCGACTACCGTTACCTTCAGGTAAAGTACACGTTGCTTCAAAATGGAATCGTTGTTCGGCGGATTCACCCAAAAGCAATCACAAGAGAACGCCGTAAACTAAAGGCTTATAAGCGCCTGCTGGACAAAGGAATCGTAACCATGGAAGAAATTGATGGCTATTTTCGTTCTTGGCTCAGCGGGAACTACAAGTATATGAGCCGCGACCAAATCTATAAGATGAACAGCCTGTATGTGAAGCTGTTCGGAAGGAGTGTAACATGGAAGAGAGGGCATGGAAGGTTACGTTGGCTGATGGCACATCCCTCGGCAGCCTGAAGCTGAACGGTAACAACTTCATCAGTACCACCGAAGTCACCAAAGAGATGTTCGAGGACAATCTGACAGAAGTGACCATCGAGGGCGGTGACACCATCGAGAAGCATGAGAATATGGAACTGGTGCAGATCAGCAAGATGGATGAAGAGTGGTGGTTCATCCTGCGGGATATTCCGGCAGAGGAACTGGAGCAGATGGCTCTGAAGGCACAGCTGGATTATCTGAGCATGATAGTTGACCCCGAGCTGTAAGGAGGAGTTCAAAATGGCAAATCACAGCAAGAAGTTCAATGATGTGCGTTCCTACTACAAGTACCACATGTGGAAGAAGCGGCAGGTCATGAATGCCGTGAAACAGGGCTGGATCACGGAGTACGAGTACGAGGAAATTACCGGCGAAAGCTATCCCGTACAGAAAGAGGAAGAAGTGGCCGTGGCAGCCGAGCCGGTTACTGAGACTCCTCAGGTTCCTGTTACGGTGGAGACCGAGAGCAACGCTAAGGGTGCAAGTGAGGAAGCAGATGTGACCTCCGAGGAATAAGGAGGGCGTATGAGCATCGAAGCATATTCTCTTCTGAAGAACGGCAACCTGAAGCTCTCGGAACACTTCAAAGTTCGGGAGTTTTATTGTCGAGACGGCTCTGACCCAATTTTCGTGGATACAGAGCTTGTGGAGATTCTGGAGAAGATTCGTACCCACTTCAATAAGCCTGTGACCATCACGAGTGCATTCCGTACAGCTGCACATAACGCCACGGTTTCCAAAGCAGCCAAGTACAGTCAGCATCTTTACGGCAAGGCGGCGGACATTCAGGTGCAGGGCATCAGCGTAGAGCAGGTGTATGCTTATGCGAACAAGCTGCTTGCGGGCAGGGGAGGTGTGGGCATCTATCCTCCCGGCCTTGGGAGAGCGAACGGCTGGGTGCACGTAGACGTGCGCAAAGAAAAGAGCCGGTGGAGGGGGTGATGCCAATGGAGACCATCCTTTCCGCCATCATTGCCGGAGCGGTGACGCTGATCGGCGTATTGATCGCAAATTCAAAATCCAATGCGGTCATGGAGTACAAGATCGAGGAGCTGACCCGCGAAGTACGCAAGCACAACGGCTTTGCGGAGAAGATCCCTGTGATCCAAAGAGATATTCAGGTACTTAACCATCGAGTGTCTGATATCGAAACACACGAACACGAAAGGAGCTAACACTATGAACTTCAACATTACTGCGGGTACCATTGCACGAACTGCTGTTCTGCTGCTGGCGCTTACCAATCAGCTGCTGAGCGCCATGGGCAAGAGCCCGCTGCCCATTGAAAGCGCTACCGTGGAGCAGCTGGTCACGGCAGGCATCACGAGCATCGCGGCGCTGATCGCCTGGTGGAAGAACAACTCATTCACGCAGGAGGCAATTGCGGCAGATGCCGAGTACGACCGGCTGCGCAAGCGGAACGGGAAGTAACTGATATTTGAGGCGGGAGAAAAAGGCGAGTGATATCCTGACTGAATGTTTTTCTCCGACTGCCTGAAATAGTTTCATCTGGCGCTTATCGAGGACCCGATAGGTCTGTTTTAGATTGGAGTGGCCGGTAAGATGAAGAAAGACCCTGTGATATTTATGCTGGTCCTCTAGGGCTGCCAT